CAGCCGCGGGACCCGCGGCTGCCCGGCGGGACTCGGATGCCCGTTTTGGATTTCGGAAGACGACTGGGCTAAGACACCGGCCGGGCGAGGCATCATGCGCGAGCGCAGGCGGCGCGGCCACGGCCGAGGCGGCAGACGGAAGGAGGAGACTTGAAGTGACCATCCACGAGGTTTGCAGAAGCGTGGAAGATCTGCTGCGCGACGACAAGCGGGGGATGAACTTCTCTCCGGCCGCGCGTTACGCCGTTCGCATGCTACTGGACTATGCCGAGCGGGCGGCCGCGCTCGAGGAGACGTGGCAGGACAAAGACATTCGACTCGCCGAGCAGGAGAAGCTGATCGCCGACCTGAGTCAGCAGGTCAGCTTCCTGCGGATGGCGCTGTATGACGCGGGGGTGTGAGGATGAATAAGGACGTTTTGTTTTCCAGCAAGACTGATTTGTGGGAGACCCCACAGGACTTTTTTGACATGCTTGACGCGGAGTTCGGCTTTACGCTGGATGCCGCCGCGGACGCACAAAACCACAAATGCCCCCGTTACTATACGCGGGAGCAGGATGGACTGAAACGGCCCTGGCAAGGCACGGTGTGGTGCAACCCACCCTATGGTCGACAGATCGACAAGTGGGTGCAGAAGGCCAGCTACGAGAACGCCGTGAATAACAGCACCATCGTCATGCTGCTGCCAGCGCGGACAGACACGCGATGGTTCCACACGTATATCTACAAGCAGCCGAACGTCGAGACCCGGTTTGTACGTGGGCGGCTGAAATTCGGAGGCAGCAAAGACAATGCGCCATTCCCGAGCATGGTCGTAATCTTCAAACCAAAAAACGCGGAGGTGTGACATGGACGCAATAGAATTTATCAAAGAACGAAGCCGGATGTGTGAGTCGTTTTATCCGGACTGCGAAGGATGCCGAATAGACGAAGTGAAGCCAGTGATTAACACGTGTGTTTCGTGGGTGATTAACAATGCCGAGAAGGCCGTCCAAATCGTAGAGGACTGGTCTACCGCCCACCCGCGCAGGACGCGGCAAAATATGTTTTTGAGTTTGTTCCCGACGGGCCAGCTCGACGAATCTGGTATTTTGGCCGTATGCCCCGCAGGTGTTGACGTCAAACGACGCGACCCAGATGGGGCAGGCTGTGGGAACGTTTATAAAAGCTGCGCCACTTGCCGCCGTGAGTTTTGGACGCAGGAGGTGGAGTGATGGAACGACTAACGTTTGATGGCAATTTTTGCGACATCGCGCAGTGCCGGGAGCTGCCGTGTCCGCACGGTGGCAGCTGCACGCAGCGCAAGGTGTGGGAAAAGCTGAAGGCATACGAGGATCTCGGTCTTGAGCCGGAGGAGTACAAGAAGCATTTTACCCCGGAGCCTGTGGTGAAGATGGCTGAATACATTGAGCGTGAAGCTGCGATTGACGCAATAATGCAGGTGTACATCAGAACTGCCGGGTACAAGGCGAGAGAACGCGTTTTTGAGGCAAAAGAAGCAGTACACCGATTGACGGTCGCCGACGTCGCGCCGGTGGTGCACTGCCGTCACTGCCGATCCTACAATAAGCCGCGGCTGGGATGGTGCTCAGTCCACCTCGACCGCGAAGGTCCGGACGACTTTTGTGGCTACGGCGTGAGGATGGACGGTGATAGTGATGCGCTTGATTGACGCGGACGCCGCGCTGCGCAGCCTGTCGGATGATCTGCCGTACAAGGACAGCGTCCGGAGGGTGCTGACACAGGCACCGACGGTGGATGCTGTGCAGGTCACGCGGTGTAAGGATTGCCTCGATTTTGATATGGCCAGCGGCTTTTGCCAATGTCATTCGCAGTACTATGATGGCGGGATGTGCTGGGACATTTTCAGGGACGATGATTTTTGCAGCTACGGCCGCCCAAAGGAGGCGCACCATGCCGAACCGGAAGACTAAACCAATCGCCTTGCCCGGCGAGGATACCGGCCCTGCGCGCTGGTGGAACTGGCGCGACTGCGACGCCCGATGCCCATGGCGGACACCGAACGGCTGCCGGGCGGAGGCGCTGGGCCTGCAACCGAGCGCGGCCTACGAAAAGAACTGCCGGAGGCGTAAACCCCGGCGCCGAAAGAAGGAGGACACATCGAATGCTTGAACTGACAGACACACAGTGGGCGGCGCTGAAAAGCGGCGCCTGCCCGCCGTTTCAGGGCCTGAACGCTCTGCAACTGGACTGTGAGGAGGCGAACAAAGCGCCCGCGGATGCTTACTGCGCGGAGTGCTGGGAGACATGGCTGGAAATCACGAAGGAGGCGAGCACATGACACCGGAGGAAAAGCAGACGGGCCCGACCTGCCCCTACGCCGTGCAGAGCCGGACGGTCACGCAGACGCACTACGAGTATGACGAGAACGGCAACGCGGTGTTTACGCAGACCGTCGAGGTCATCACAACGGACTTCGTGCCCTGCACGCGGGAGCGCTGCGGGGCATGGTACGCCGAAGACCCGCGCGAGCTGCCGAGTGGCGGGTACTGCACCTATGGAGGACACACATGAAGATTGCAACAGCCGGTAGCCGGACGAGCCGCCGGTGGAAAACGATAGACGTGAGCTGGGACTGGCTGCTCGAGCGGCTGCGCACCCCCAAGCGCACGGGCGAGACGACAAGCGAATACCGGCGCATGAGCCGCGACGAGCAGACCGCACGCAAGGACGTGGGCGGGTTCGTCGGCGGGGCGCTGAGCGGGGGACGGCGCACGGCCGCAGCGGTGACGGCGCGGTGGCTGGTGACGCTCGACGCCGACGCCGCCAGCCCGGGAGACTGGGACAACTTCACGGCGCTGTGGGACTGCCGCGCGTGCCTGTACTCCACGCACTCACACACGCCCGAAGCGCCGCGCCTGCGCTGGGTCATCCCGCTGCGCAGAGCCGTGACGCCGGAGGAATACCCGGCCGTGGCGCGCAAGGTGGCCGAGTGGATCGACATCGAGCAGATGGATCCGACGACCTACCAGCCGGAGCGGCTGATGTACTGGCCGAGCTGCCCGGAGGACGGGGAGTACATGTTCCGCGAGCAGGACGGCCCGATCCTCGATCCCGACAGTGTGCTGGCCGAGTACGGACCCGGGGACGCATGGCGCGACGCGAGCCTGTGGCCGATCAGCGCGAAGGAGACGACCGTGGTGCTGCGCGAGGCCAAGCGCCAGGGCGACCCGGAGACCAAGCCGGGCATCGTCGGCAAGTTCTGCCGGGCGTTCGACATCGACGCCGCCATCGAGCGCTTCCTGCCGGGCGTATACGTCCCGTGCGATCTGCCGAGCGGACAGCCGCGCTACACCTACGTGGCCGGGAGCAGCAGCGGCGGCGCGGTCGTGTACGAGGGCGGCAAGTTCCTCTACTCGCACCACGCGACTGACCCGGCGGGCGGGATGCTGTGCAATGCGTTCGACCTGGTGCGCGTGCATAAGTTCGGCGAGATGGACGCCGACTGTCAGCAGCAGGAGATCACCCGCCGCCCGAGCTACCAGGCCATGTGCGCGTTCGTGACCGGAGACGAGGCCTGCCGCCGTGCCTTCCTAGCCGAGCACCTCGCCGAGGCCGACGCCGACTTTGCCGACATGGGCGAGCTGGCCAAGACCCAGGCAGGCACACCGGAGCAAACGGCCGCGCGGGCGAACGCACGTACACACGAGGGCGCGGGCACGGGCGCGGGCGAACAGGCGGACACACAGGCGGCCGCGAGAGACGATGCCTGGCTGACGGAGCTGGGCGTGAACCGCAAGACCGGCGAGGCGGACTCCACCATCGCAAACGCCGCGCTCATCATGCGCAACGACCCGAGGCTGCGCGGCACGTTCGCCATCAACCAGTTCTCGATGCGGCCGGTGGTGCGGCGCGATCTGCCGTGGAGGCGGGCAAAAGACGGCGACCTGTGGGAGGATGCCGACGATGCGAACCTGCTGCTGTACATGGAGCAGAAGTGGCAGCTCGTCGGGGAGAACAAGATCCGCAACGCCTGGACGGTCGTCGCCAACGAGAACGCCTACCACCCCGTGCGGGAATACCTCGACGGGCTGGTCTGGGACGGCACAGAGCGCCTCGACACCCTGCTCGTGCGCTACATGGGCGCGGAGGACACACCCTACACCCGCGCCGTCACGCGCAAGTGGATGACCGCGGCCGTCAAGCGCATGTATCAGCCCGGATGCAAGTTCGACGCGATGCTGGTGCTCGTCGGCGCGCAGGGGATCGGCAAATCGCGCCTGGCGATGATCCTGTCGCGCGGATGGTTTACCGACAGCCTGACGTGCATGGACGGCAAGGAGGCGTATGAGGCCATCCGGGGCTCGTGGATCATCGAGGTCGCTGAGCTCGCGGCCGCACGCCGAAGCGAGCAGGAGGCGCAGAAGAAATTCATCTCCTCGCAGGTCGACACTTACCGCCCCGCCTACGGCCGCAACGTCGTGTCGCTGCCGCGGCAGTGCGTGTTTTATGGCAGCACGAACGACATGGAGCCACTCAAGGACGACACGGGCGCGCGCCGGTACTGGCCGGTGCTGTGCGCGGGCGTCAACCACGGGCAGCACATCGGCCTGGAGCAGGAGGTCGATCAGCTCTGGGCAGAGGCCGTCATGCGCTACTGCGAGGGGGAGACCCTGTGGCTCGACGACCAGGCCATCGCCGAAGAGGCGCAGGCGAAGCAGGAGATGATGACCGTGCAGGACGAGCTCACCGGGCAGATCGAGGAGTATCTGGACATCCCACTGCCGTTCAACTGGGAAGACCGCAAGCCGGAGGAGCGCCGCGCCTACATCCAGGGCGACACGCTCGACGACCACGAGGGCATGACCTGCAAGCGTACCCAGGTGAGCGTGGTGGAGATCCGCGTGGAGCTGCTCGGCGAGATGCGCGCGACGTTCAACTACGACGGGGTCAGCCGCCGGATCGCGGCGGCGATGAGCCGGATGCCGGGCTGGACAAAGGGCAAGCGGCGGCGGAAATTGCGCGGATACGGCTCGCAATGGGTGTACTACCGCGACGGCTACGAGCCGACAGACGAAGACGAAACGGATGAAATGTCCACGACAGGCGGACACGACCCGGCCTGAATTACCGGCTGAAGAGGGCGGAAATCGCCGGTTCCAATGAACGGTTCCGTTACAGTTTGTTCACATAACAAAAAATGGCTGTTAGCAAAGGGCAATGGAAGATAATGGTGTTAAAAAATGTTTACAAGTTTTCGCCGTTCATTGGAACCATTGGAACCGCTTTTAGACACTTTTGCGTGAATATGTTGAATTGGAGGTTCCAATGAATTTCATTGACACCGCCATTGACACCTCATTGACACCGCCTCAAACCGTTGATAACTCTACATTTTTTCTTACGGTTACCAATGGTTCCAATGAAATAGCTAAAAAGACTTGAACGAGAAAAATAAAAAACGAGAAGACGAAAATAAAATAAAGCGCAATAAAGTTATAGAAAACACCAATTCATTGGTCACTGACACCGGGGAGGTGAAAAGATGATTTTGGAGCGAGACGTGGAGTCGCGGCTCGGAAAGTGTGTGCGGGACGCGGACGGTCTGTGCGTGAAGTTCGTGCCCGATGCGATGGCCGGGATGCCCGATCGGATCGTGATGCTGCCCGGCGGTGTGCTGGTGTGGGTAGAGCTCAAGCGCCCGAGCGGCGGCGTGCTGTCGGCCAGGCAGAAATATCGCCACGCACAACTGCGTCGGCTCGGCCAGCGCGTCGCCGTGTGCTGGTCTGCCGCCGACGTGGATCGCCTGCTCGACGAGCTGACCCCCGGCCATGCGTGAGTGCGCATACGGCCTTGTGCGAGTACACATACGGCCATGCGTGAGTGTGCATACGCCCCTGCGGCCGCGCGTATATGCGTGAGCGCGGGCGGGCGTACCCGTGACCCCGCGTGCGAGAAAAAGAAAAACCGCCCTGCACCAATACGTGCAGGGCGGTTTCGTGTTGTTCGGCGTTTCGGCGCCCTCCGGTGCGAGCGGTGGGCGGCGCGGGAGACGAGCGGGATGCCCGTCAAATGCCGAACAGGTGGAAGACGCGCTCGATGATCTCGGGCGTGACGATGATCGCCAGAACGCCGGCGATGAGCCGCACGTCGTCGCGGGTGATGTGCTTCATGCGTCCACCTCCTCGCCGTGGTCGGGGTCGATGATGGCGCGGATCCGTGCCAGATCGTCGTCCGGGATGGGCTCGTAGAGCCAGCCGGTGCCGTAGGTGTAGGGCTTGCCGTTGTGCTCGACGGTGAGCAGGCCTACCTCGCGCAGGTGCGCACGCGCGGCCGTGTACTCGTACCCGCGCCCGCCCAGCCAGCGCTTGACCTCGGCCTCCTGCTCGGGCGTCCCGGCGTGCATGTCGTTGAGGTGGTAGCTGCGCCAGAGACGGACGATCTCCTGGAATGTGGGGTCGGGGATGAACGGGACAAGCGCCTCGAAGCACTGCCCGCCGCAGACGATGTCCGTGCCCTGCGGATTCCAGACCTCGGCCGCGGCTGCAAAGCACGGGCCCTTGTCCGACTCGGTCAGGCGAAGCTCGACCTCTACGCGGCAGTCTCTCCGGCCGCGGTCGTACCAGTCGATTTTTCCGAACGAAATGGTTTTGTGCATAGTGTGATCCTCCAGTGTGTTGAGATTTGCGGTCTCCCGCGACAGCGCCGGGTTGGGCGGCGCTGTTTCGGCTCGTGACCGGTGAGCCATCATCAGGCGGGTGTAGGGTGAGGGTCAGTCGAACACGTACTCGATGCTTGCGTTGTCGGGGTCGTAACGCATGGGCAAGCCGGAGCCCGTGAACGCCTGTGCGTCCGGCGCGTGGACGCACATGTCGGTGCTGAGGTCGTACTGGTAGACATGGCCGGAGCCGTCGAGCAGGAAGTCCTCGCCCTCGAGGATCGCGCCGCCGCGGGTCGTGACATAGGCGTCCGGGTCGGCGAGCGTGAGCCACATAAGGCGGCGCTCGGTCGGGAGTGCAAGGGCGGTTTTGCTCTTGCCCTTGCCCTTTTTCTTGCCCTCGCGCGGCTTATCGTCGCACCAGGTATCCCAGCCGCCCCAGGCGTAGCAGGCGGCGTAGCGGCGGCCGTAGCCCTTATAGCTGCGGTTGGAGTAAAACACGCCGTCATGCTCGACAAAATCGCCGGTCATGAACAGCTCGCCGTCGCCAGTGAGGAAAACCATGCGGCTCTGGATGGCGTTCTGGATCATGGTCATGGCGTCCGGGTTTGTCCAGAAGCCCGGCAGGGCACGCCCCAGCGGGGCAAGCTGCGAGGCGATGTACTCCATCGTGTCGCTGGTCGTCTGGTCGCGCGGGGTGATGGGGATGATGCCGTTGTGCGCGATACCCACGGTCGTGCTCGTGTGGGTCATGCGCAGGCGGGCGAGGGAGTCCGTGAGCGGGAACGGGTGGCAGTTCTCCGGGCGAGTGCCGCCGTGCGTCGTGATGCGGAAATGCAGGACGACGCCGGTCGCGGTTAGGTCAACTTCGCGCTCGAGCTTGTCCAGGTAGGCCTCGAGGTCGGAGAGCTTCATAAAGCCCTTGTCGATGCGGACTTTCCCGTCGAGCGCGTACATGACGCCCGCGCCGTCCGGGTTGCCCGCCCACATGGTGCGGATGGTGTCGCGGGTCGGCATGGCCTTGCCCGCGGGTTTGGCTGCGATGATGCACATGGTTTGTTGTCCTCCTGTGGTTTGAGATTTGCGGTCTCCCGCGACGGTGCAAGCACCGTTTCGGCTCGTGACCGGCGAGCCATCGTCAGGCGGGGGGTGTCAGGCGCAGAACGTGCGGGCAGCCCAGGCGCGCACGTCGCACGGGTCGGCCGGGTGCGCCTCTTGCGCGCAGCGCAGGGCCAGGGCGGCGAGCTCGTCCGTGGTGTGGGGGCGCCAGAGACCCTCCAAAAACCAGTCAGCGAGCACGGCGTTGATCTCGTCGGTCGTCAGGGTGTCGCGGTCGGCGTCCTCGTCGTCCTCGTCGTCCTCGTCATCCTCCGGGTCGTCGAGAGCGTCGCGGATCGCGTCGGCCAGATCGTCGTTGAGCCCCCAGCAGTCGAGCTCGTCGGCGTTGTCGTCGATGTACTCGGCGATGTCGTCGATGTCGCTGGACGAAAAGCTGCCGTCGGACGAAACCGGGTCGTCCCAGGAGTCGAAACGAAAGTACGGGTCGCGGTCGTCAAATTCGCCGTTGCGGGTCTGCCGGAGCAGGTCATCCAGGCGGGAGCTGTCGAGGCCCTCGCCCCAGTTCGTGAGCCAGTCCGTGAGCTCGTCCATGGACAGAAATTCCAGCTCGGTGAGGCCGCCGCTGTAGCTGTTAATGCTGGCGACCAGCTCGCGCAGGTCGTACTCGTCGCGCTCGGACAGCGCGCGGTAAATGCGTTCACGTTGTGTCATGGGATGTTCTCCTCTCGTGTGTCGGTTTGGGTTTGGTGGTTTCCCACGACGGCGCAGGGCGCCGTTTCGGCCGGGTACCGTCCGGCTCTCGTCAGGTGGGCGGGCGCAGGTCAGGCGCGGGCGGCGATGCCGTCGACGCCGTAGAAATCGCTCGGGCGGTTGCCTGCGGGCAGCGTCTCGGGCACGTCCTCGGCCGCGAGCAGGTTGCGGGCGACCAGGTAGTCGGTCAGCTCCTTGTACGGCTTGTAGGCGGCCACGTCTGCCCATGTGCTCGCGGGGATGTCCGCCCAGTCGTGTGCCACGGCGTACTCGAACACGTTGCTTACAAGCTGGATCGCGGCGATGAGGGTGTCGCGCTTAAGTGTGCCGCGAAAGATGCGGATCTCGACGGTTGCGGTGTTCGTGACGTTCACGGCCGTGTAACGGCGGTCGTGGTTGGAGAGGTACGCCGGGACGCGGGCGGATGCCCAGGACGCAAGCTGCGCGCCGCTGCTCACGCGGCGGATGTCGTCGGGCGTCACGCCCAGGCTGTTGATGGGCGCCCACTGCTCAAGGCAGGAGCGGCGGCGGCGGGAAAAGCGCGTGAGCTCGGCGGCGTAGAGCGCGAAAAGCACTTGCACCTTGCGCGTCACGTCGTCGCGCTCGGCGTCCGTGCTGCCGAGCTGCGCGCGGCCGACATGGACGTGCAGGCCGGAGTTCGCGGCGTCGTGCGAGCGAAAACCCGCCTTCTCGCAGGTGCGCTGAATCTGCCGCCAGTGCATGACGTACATGTGATGCGCCAGCGTGCCGGGGTGGGAGACGATTTCGACGCCGCGCGTCAGGCTGCCGTCGGACTTGCAGTAGGTGCGGCCGCCGGGGATCTCGTCGATGCGGTCGGATAGGGCGTCAGCGTCCATGCGGACGTTGCCGCCGTCATTGCGGGGCTCGCACTCGAGCTCGACGCCGAACGTCAGGTGCTCGCGGCTCTCGCGGTCGTTCTTGTAGCCGATTTCCGGCTCGGGCTTGTAGCTGTAACTGTGAATCATGGGTTGTTCTCCTCTCGTGGTGTGGTTGGTTGTTTTGGTTTGGGGTCTCGGCGATTACTCTTTCCGAGTACGCCCCGAGAATACGACTCGCAACGGGTAATTGTCAACCCTTTTTGAGTAATTTCAGCACAATGCACAAAACGATTGCGCCGAAACTGTGCAACTTTTTTCGCCCATGTCGTGGAATGTCATGCCAGGAGTGTGGTAGACTGTACACATGGAATTATACAGAGAGTAATCATAGCGATTACAAGGAGGATTGACGTAATCAGATGTTCGTCAAAGGCGACACAACCGGCAAATCCGAGGCCGGGAAAAAGGGCGCGGCGCGCACGGCCGAGGTGCGCAGGCGCAAGCGCTCGTTGCGCGAGGCCGCGCAGGCGCTCATGTGGCACGGCCTGACCATCGAGGAGCAGGACGCCGCCGAGCAGTTGCGCATGATGGGCGTAGACGACCCACTGGGCGCGGATGCAATCATGCTCGCGCAGTTCGTCAAGGCGTGCGCGGGCGACACGGAGGCGGCGCGTTTCGTGCGCGACACCGCGGGCGAGCGCCCGGGCACGGACGTGAACATTCGCGCGCTGGCGGATCGTCCGGTCGGCGACATCGACCTCGCGGCGCTGTCGGATGCCGAGCTCGAGGAGCTCGCCGAGGCCAAACAGGCCGACGCGCTGCCCGAGCGTTGCACCGACGTTGCACCTACCGCCGAGGCAGTGCCCGCAAAGCATTGATGCGTCAGGGTTTTCTGCACCGTGGGGTGATAGCTTCCGGAGCTAATGCCCCGTGTTGCTATCGCGCTTGCGTGGGTATACGCACGGCCGCATGAGCGGGCGGCGGGCGCGGGCATAAGGCGCGGCGGCCGCGCGGGCGCATAAGCCCTGGCGCTGCGCGCAGGGGTACGCCCCCACGCACATGCGGGCGTTGCACCCGACCCATCCGCGCACGTATACGAGCGCCCCCGGGGGTGTGGCCCCGGCGGGGGGCGGGGGGTCGCGTCGGAAGAGGGGTCCCCACGCGCGAAAATTTGAGGGTCAAAAAGGCTTTTACAAGAAATTCCATTTCGGCAGAACGGAGGTGCGCAGCGCGGCGAATGGGCGAATATGATGTAATCCAGGCCGAACGGGCGGCGCGCGAATTGGCGCGCAGGCGTTACCGGAGCTATTTGCCGTATGTCCACGGGCCGACCTGGGTAAAGACGCGAATGAGCGAATACCTGGCCGATCGGGTTCAGGGCTTTATCGAGGCGCGCACCGGAAACGCTTATGACATTCTGGTGATCGAAACGCCTCCGCAGCACGGCAAGTCGCTGACGATTACGGAGTCACTGCCGAGCTGGTATCTGGGGAAGTACCCGACGCGGCAAGTCATTCTGGCGAGCTACAACGACGATTTTGCTGAACGCTTCTGCCGGAAGAACAAGACGAAGATCCGCCAATTCGGCGATAAGCTGTTTCAGATTCGGATCGGGGAGATTGACCGCGCCACGGAGATCGAGCTGGACAATCATAAGGGCCGCTTGATTAGCCGAGGCATCCGGTCTGGCATTACCGGCAACCCCGGCGATCTGATTATCATTGATGATCCGATCAAGTCCCGCGAAGAGGCCGATTCGGATACATGGCGCGACAAGGTGTGGGCGGAGTGGCAGAACTCCATTAAGTCCCGTTTGTCGGCGGGGGCGAAGGTCGTGGTTATCATGACGCCCTGGCACGAGGACGACCTGGCGGCGCGCATCCTGGCGACCGAGCCGAACGCGACACTGCTCAGGCTGCCGGTGGAGGCAGAGGAGAACGACCCACTTGGGCGAGAGCCCGGAGCGCCGTTGTGCCCGGAGTTGGGCAAGGACGCGGCGTGGCTGGCGGACTTCAAGGCGAGCTATCTGGCCGACCCCAAGGGCGGCGTGCGGGCGTGGACGGCGCTGTATCAATGCAAGCCCCGGGTAGAGGGCGGCAACCTGATCCAGCGGGCGTGGTGGCAGTATTTCGACCCGAAGGACATCACGTACTTTGGCACGGAGCTCATCAGCGTAGATGCGACGTTCAAAGGCCTCGACACGAGCGACTTTGTGGCGATTACGGTGTGGGGTAAGCTCGGCGCGAACTACTATTTGCGCTACTGCTTGAACCGGAAGATGTCATTCACGGACACGCTTCAGGCGATTCGTCTGGTGCAGGGGCTGTACCCGGCGGCCCGGCGTGTGCTGATCGAGGACAAGGCGAACGGTTCGGCGATCATTGATGTGTTGCAGCGCGAGATGTTCTGCATCCCGGTGAACCCGAAGGGCGGCAAGAAGGCGCGCGTGAATGCGGTGAGTCCGGCGATCGAGGCCGGGCATGTGTTTCTCCCGATGGGGGCGCCGTGGCTGGATGAGTACATCGACCAGTGGAGCGCTTTCCCGGCCGGTGCGCACGACGATATGGTGGACAGCACGACGCAGGCCTTGAGTTATATGGTGTATTCCTCCGGTGAGGCGACCCCGGCGCGGCTGCCGGAAGAGGCGGAGGAGCAGCGGCGTGACGAGGAGTCCTTTTTGGATTCGAAGTCGTTGTATGACGTGTACGGCGGCTACGAGTCGTGGTAATAGCAAGAAGAGAATAAAAAAAAAGCACCGACCCGGCGATTTGCCGGATCGGTGCTTTTGTTTGGCCAAGTGGCCGAAAGGAGTATGGCTTTTGGTTTATATCATCTACGGTGCGGTTGGCGTTTTGCTCGGCCTGGCGATCTGTGCCGGGTGCGTATATCTCGGCTGGCGGGGTCACGCGAAGTTCGTGGAGCACACCCGCACGGCAGAGGCGAAGGAGCTCGGTGAACAGGAACGCGCGCGGCTGATTGAACAGCAGCAGGCGTTCCGATCCATGATGGATTACAGTACAGACGTCGCGTATGGCCTTGAGCCGGTAACGCCCGCCACGCGGGAGGAGTGATCGGCATGAGCGGTAAGGACAGTATTACACAGGCCTGGAGGTACTACGAGAACGGGCGGACGTACAACAACAGTCTGACCCCCAGCCAGTATGCGACGGTGAATACGAACATTGAATTCTTCATCGGAAATCAGTGGCGTAACCTGCCGAAAACGCGCGCTATGGCGTGCCTGCCGAAGCCGGTGTTCAACATCATCAAGCGCATTACGAGCCTGTTCGTGGCGTCTCTGACGGCCAGCGGTGTGGCGATCGTTTACGACCCGCTTCAGTATTACGACGGGACGAACCTGAGCGACCCGTCAACCGACGCTTCGGAGTACGCAACGGCGGAGGTTCGCAACCTGCTGGACAAGTTCAAGATGGAATACCGCATCCGCGAGGCGCTGTTTGACGGCGCGCAGACGGGCGATTATTGTGCGCATTTTTACTGGGATCCGGACGCCGTGCCGTATGGCGGTGCGTTTGGCCCGTATCGTGGCGAGATTCAGATGGAGCTGGTGGACGGCATCAACGTTATGTTCGGCAATCCCAACACGCCGAATGTGGAAAAGCAGCCCTACATTCTGATTGTCGGCCGCGACACGGTGGCGTCCTTGCGAGAGGAGAAACGCCGCTATGACAAGCGCAACCCGCAGAAAAAGCAGGGCGCCGAGGCCAGTATTCAGGGCGACACGGAGTATTTCGAGCAGGCGGGTGTCGGCGGCAAGCATGAATTGATTCAGTCCGATGACGGCCACGACAAGTGCCTGTTCCTTTATATGTACACCAAAAAGACGCACGAGGAAGACGTGGTTGACCCCAAGACCGGCGAGCCGATGCAGGAGATCGTCCGGGACAAAAACGGGGATCCGGTTCCGGAGCGCGACGCGAAGGGCTTCCCGATCGTGGATGCGAATGGGCAGCCTGTGTATAAGACCCGCACGATGCGGCACTACGTTACGACCGTGCACGTTACGAAGGCGACGCGCAACTGCGTGATCTACGAGGATGTGGACACGGGACTCTCCCGGTACCCGATCGCGTGGGGCAACTGGGAGCGACAGAAAAACCAGTATCACGGCCGCGCGCTTGTGACCGGCATCATTCCAAACCAGATTTTCATTAACACCATGTTTGCGATGGTGATGCGCCATTTGCAGTTCATGGGATTCCCCAAGACCGTCTACAACCAGGATCTGATTGGCCAGTGGGACAACGAGATCGGGCAGGCGATCGGTGTGCGCGGGATGCAGCCGGGCCAGAACATCGGCCAGATTGCGACCACCCTGCAACCGGCCGATATGTCCAACCAGATCATTTATGCGATTGACAAGGCGATGGCGTACACCAAGGAGTGCCTGGGCGCGACGGACGTGCAGATGGGCTCTGTGAAGCCGGACAACACCTCCGCGCTGATGGTGCTCCAGTCCAATTCGGAGGTGCCGCTGGAGAACACACGTGCCGGTATGTACGAGTGGATTTCGGACATCGGCGCGATTCTGCTGGACATGATGGGTACGTATTACGGGAAGCGGCCGCTGGTGCGCGACAAAGATTTTGACGAGCCGGTGACGGGCGCGGACGGTATGCCGATGATCGACCAGACGACCGGGCAGATGATTACGCAGAAGGTAACGCGCCGGGTCGCGGAGGAATTTGACTTCTCACAGTTCAAGCATCTGTGGTTTAACATCCGCGCAAGTGTTGGCGCGACGACCTACTTCTCGGAGATTGCGATGGTGCAGACGCTGGACAACCTGCGCCGCGACGGCACGCTGGATGTGATCGCGTACCTCGAACGTGTGCCGGACAAGCTGATCCCGAAGAAGCAAGAGCTGATCCAGGAGCTGAAGCGGCAGGCCCTTGCGGCGCAGCAGGCGCCGGGCGCAGTCGCCGCATCGGCGGCAGCTCCGGTGACGATGGGCAGTGGCGCGGCGGATGCGCCGGGCGGCCCGGCGATGGGCGGGGCGCTGGACGCCGAGAAGACGATTCAGAACATGCCGCAGAACATCCAGCAACGTTTCAGCGCGCTGCCGCAGAAGGCGCAGACCGCGCTGCTCAAGGTTCAGGGAGCGGAATAATCCGCCCCTGGGCCTTTTTTCTTGCTCACAAGCCGCGATGGCGGTTTGAGATAAATTCTTTCTCACCATGAAAGGAGACACACATGGATACCAACAACGAAGCGACGAGCACCTATCTGGACGAGGACACCCCGATTCTGCCGGACGGCTGGGCAGACGGGGACGACCTTTTCACGGATTCCGATGACGCAGCCGAAGTCGACACGGTAGCAGAACCGGAAGCCACAGATACGGGCGTTGCAGAGAACGCTGCGGATACGGACGGGCTCCCCACCACGGAGCCGGGAGAGGATGCAGCGCAGGACGCCGAGACAGACACCGAGACGCCCGATACCACGGAGTCGGGTGCGAGTCAGGCGGAGGAGACGATGCTCCGGTTTAAGGCCCTTGTGGATCACGAGGACATTGACGTGGAGCTGAAAGAATCCGAGCTACCGACAATCTACCAGAAAGCCCGGGTCACGGACAGAGTTCAGCAGCGGCTGTCAGAGATGACGCCGACGGTCGAGGCCGCGACGCGTCTCGCCCGCCAGATGGGGTACAGCTCCCCGCAGGAGATGCTGAATGCTGCCACACAGAATTACCACGACGCAGAGATCGAGAAGCTGACTTCCGAGGGCGTGCACCCCGAGGTCGCCCGCGATATCGTTGAGCGGAGACTGCAAGATGTTGCAGCGCCGACCCAGCGCGCGGTTGCGCAGGCGGACGCCGTGGTGAACACCGGTGCGGACAGGGACTATCAGGCGGAGGTCGAGGAGCTCTTGCAGGCGAGGCCGCAGCTCCGGGGGCAAGCGCTTCCGGACGCTGTGTCCAGGGCGGCAGTGCAGGATAACAAACGACTGCTGCTGGCGTATCTGGATTACGAGGCCAAGCAGGCACAAGCCGAAAACGAACGACTCCGCAAGGAGAATGAAATCTACAAACAGAACGCAGCTACGGCTGCGCGTTCACCGGTACGGGGCGTTTCTGGCGGAGGGGCAACAGACCTGAAGCCGAGCGACCCGTTTTTGGATGGCTTTAATTCCTCTGACTGGTGACGTGCAAATGCCGCGGCTGCGAAATCATGAAAGGATGAATGATTATGGCAGGCGGCAAGAATCTCGCCTCTAAGTATAGCACCTCCGTCGACGAGCGCTTCTCGCGCGAGTCCCAGGCTATGCTGGCACTGAATAACGACTACGAGTTCACCGGCGTGGACACCGTGAAGGTGTACTCTATCCCGGTTGTCCCGATGACCGACTACAAGCGTACCGGCGCCAACCGATACGGCACTCCGAACGACCTGACCCGCAACGTGCAGTCGCTCCAGGTCAAGCGCGACCGTGCGTTCAGCTTCATCATCGACAAGGGCGACAAGATCCAGTCCGAGATGGTTTCTGACGCGGGTAAGGCTCTGGCGCGTCAGCTCCGTGAGGTCTGTGTGCCGGAGTTCGACACTTATGTGTTTGCTACTCTGGCCGCTTCCGCGACCGCGCACGGCAACTACGCCACCACGGCGATCACGAAGAGTAACGCCTATGAGCAGTTCCTCAACGGCATGGAGGCGCTCGGCAACGCCAACGTCCCGGACCAGGGCCGCGTGTGCTTCTGCTCCTACCGCTTTGCGAACCTGATTAAGCAGGACAGCGCCTTTATGCGCTACGGCGACGCCACCCAGGACATGCTCGTCAAGGGCGTCATCGGTGAGGTCGACGGCTGCAAGATCGTGAAGGTTCCGTCGAGCAGACTGCCCGCGGGCTGTGCGTTTATCATCACGCACCAGGTCGCTGCGACGGCGCCGAAGCAGCTCGAGGACTATAAGATCCACGACAACCCTCCCGGAATCTCCGGTTGGCTCTGCGAAGGCCGCATGATCTATGACTGCTTTGTCCTCAACGAGAAGGCCAAGGCGGTCTACTATCACGGCTCTCAGGCTGTGCTGAAGATCCTGAACGTGGGTACTGCTGCGACCGATACCGGCAAGACCACCATCCTGGTTGAGCCGGGCACGATGGAGGGCAGCAAGCGCTACTACATGACCGCCGCGAAGGCCTCTGCGCTGACGGCGGTTACTTACGGTACCGCGATCACGACCTCCGGCTGGACGGCCATGTCCGCGGCTACCGGTGTGGAGATCACTCCGACCTCCGGTCATACGGTCGTGCGTGTGGTTGAGGTTGACGCAGACGACAAGCCGATCGCTGTCGGCGACGCCATCATCAACCTCGGCTGAGACTGAGGAGGAGCCCTTTTCGGAGGGCTCCTTTTGTGTGCCGGGCCCCAGTGGGCGCAGAAGAGATGGGGGCTTTTCCTCCTTGCCTTTGTCCTGCGTGGCGGTGGAACTCCGCCGCCCGGTCAATCTTTATTGGAAACGGGGAATGTGCTTATGACTTATGGCGAAATCCGAGATCGCGCGCTGAAGCTGGTCAACCAGTATTCGCTGGCCGGGGAGCAGATCGTGGAGAGCTACAACAACCAGGCGGACTATGTGATGCGCGTCCCCGAGCTTGTGGATGACGCCCAGATGATAATCGCCTCCGGGCCGCGGCCCATCCGGGAATCGAGGGTGCTGGAGTGCAGCCAGGCGAAGGACTACGGCGAAATGCTGGAGTACCGACTGCCGGTTGACCTCATGGAGATCGCACCTGGCGGCCTTTTGGTGCTGGACGGCGAACGGTTTTATTACGAGAGCGGGTACGTGCAGCCGGACGACAAGCGAATCTTGCTGCCGCGAAGCATTACAGGCACGATCCGACTGGAGTATTACCGTCGCCCCCGGCAGATTACGCCGGATCAGGAGGATGCGGACGAACTGGACAACAGCCCCTTGACGCACAACGCGATTCCTTACTACGTCGCGGCGCACCTGGTGATGCAGGATGACGCCTTTGCGTATTCCGCGCTGTACAACGAGTGGCAGAGCCAGCTCAACGACATGTACCAGCGCCCGCAGCCACATCGCGGGCTTGTCCATAACGTCTATGGGGACTTCTACAATGTGTGAGTTTCCGGGCAACACCGTAGAGAGAGGGGGCGGGCATCATCGCACGTAGATACTATGTGGACCTCAGCGACCTGCCGGACCCGAAAAAGGAGTACACGCAGCGCTTTGAGAATCTGTCGGGCGGGCTGAACCTGCGTGACCTGGACTATCTGCTGAAGGTGAATGAGAGCCCAGAGATGAAGAACCTGAACTGGCATGACGGCGTGCTCGCCTGCCGGGATGGTCAGACGCTTTTGTCGAAGTCTCGCGGGCAAGTGTATGCCTGTGCGGAAGAGCCTTTTCACGATCGGCTGGTGGTCCACTGCGGGGCTTCGCTTTATGCCGTGACTCCGAGCACTGGGTCGTGGACGCCGCTGTTGCAGAACGTTGCGCAGGAGCGCGGGACGTTTTTCCGCTATAACGAGTTTTTGATGTACAAGAACCGGGGCGGCTACTACAAGATCGCGTACCGGGAATCCAGTGACGGCCTTTTTGCGGCGTCGATCTATTCTGACGAAAAACGATCCGAGGCCTTTATTCCCACAATTCAGCTCAACACGGATCCGAAGACCGGGGCGGGCGATCTGTACCAGCCGGAGAACCGGCTATCAGCTTATAAGAAGGTGCGCTTTAACGCGGCCGCGGGTGTGACGGAATATCATCTTCCGGTGCAGGACATCGACGATGTGCGTTCCGTTACGGTGTCCAGCGAACTGCAAGCGGAGGCGGCGTACACGGTAGATACTGCGGCGGGTACGATCACGTTCCAGACGGCGCCGCCGGTATCGGACCCGCCGGAAAATAACACGGTGGAAATCCTCTATCGGAAGGAAAACCCGGATGCATACAACAGCATCATGGATTGCACGTATGCAACGGTTTACGGCGGGAACCGGGATCTCTGCGTGGTGCTGGGTGGGTGTCCGGCGCAGCCGAACGCCTACTTCTGGTCGGGCAACACGCAGCTTGCGATGGATCCGTCCTACTTCCCGATGAGTCACTACAACCTCGCGGGGGACGCAAGCGACGCCATCACTGGTTTCGGTAAGCAGCAGAACATGCTGATCGTACTCAAGGAGCGTTCGGTTGGCCGCGCAACATACGGCACGGAGAAGATCAACGAGCGTGAGCAGATCACGATGAACTACACGCGCATCAACAGCCGTATCGGCTGCGACCTTCCGTGGACGATTCATTTGGTAGAGAACAATCTGGTGTTTTGTAATCGCCGGGATGGTGTGCATTTGATCCGCGACAGCTCTGCCGCCTACGAGAACAATATCGTCTGCATCAGCCGGAAAGTGAACGGCGATACGTATCGCCACGGGCTGACGTGGGCGCTGCGGCAGGCGGATGCCGATCTGGTCTGCTCGGTGGATACAGACCGGAAATATCTCGTGGTGTATCAGGGAGAGGCCTATGAGTGGGATTACACGCTGAGTGAGTACCAGAACCCGACGTGGTTTTACCACACGAATTTGAAGGCCGTTTGCTTTGCGCACCTGAATGAGCAGCTCTGGGAGTTCAGCGCAAGTGCGTTGTACAGTTTTGAGCGCTCGTTTATGGACGATGGGGAAGCAATCGAAAAGGTGTACCGATTCCCGACGCAGCACTTTGGCTCTTACGACCGCTTGAAGACGGTGCGAAGCGTTGTGCTTTCTACGAGGGCGGACGCAAATACGCGCACGCGCATTACTTGGGGCTGTGACTACGGCACCCGGGAGGACGCGAGCCCAATCATCGCCGACGCCTATCGGCTGGTGCCGCGCGACCTGAGCCGACGCGCGCTGGGCGGTGGCCTGTATGCGCGGGTGGCGCGCCGCAAGCCGGGGTATCACAACATCCACCACTTTACGATGACACTTTATAACGACGACGTCGGTAAGGATCTCTCGATCGTATCGGCGCAAATTTTTTATGTTTTTTGCGGGAGGACACGTTGATGGAAATTCCAAAACTGAAATTCACGAAGCTGTGGACGAATCACGATGACTTCCCCACGGTGGAGACACGGGAGGAGGTCGTCCGCAGTGATATGCAGTTGCTGTTCAACGAGATCCGGGACTACCTTAACACAACTCTGTCCGGTGTGGTGTCTACGATCGGCGATACGCTGACGGCGCTGCAAGGCAAAGCCGGGGCGGGCCGAATCGGCTTTACAAAGACGGCCGCGATCGACCGGGAGAACGTGCAGGACGCGATCGAGTGTGTGCAGGAACAGCTCGTAAGTGTGTCCCAGGGCGGTATCGCTGACGGCGCCGTGACGCCGGAAAAGGTCGCAACCGGCGCGATCGGTACGGCGGCGATCGCGGATGCGGCCGTTACCTATGACAAGATCAAGGACAAGGCGGTCGGCAGCGCGAAGCTGGCGGACAATGCGGTGTCCGCGCAAAAGATCGCATCGAACGCCGTGCAGGAACGCCAGATCCTCGACGGCTCGGTGACGCCGAGCAAGATCGCCGCGGAGAGCGTCTCGACTGCGAAGCTCGCGCCCAATGCGGTGACAAACGAGAAGGTCGGGGATAAAGCGCTTGCGGAGGTGCTGACCGTTACGGCGAGTACCTACGCGGCTGAAAGTGCGGCAACTGTGCAAAGCTGCAAATTCGTGTACGTGAAGGCGCTCGGCATGATGCTGTTCCAGCTCTCGCTGCGCGGGCTGTCGTCGGCCGAAATCACGGACGGCGTATCGCTGACGCTGTCCGGATTGACCAAATTGCCGAGTGAGATGGTGAGCTGTGTGGCGCGCGTGCAGTATGTTACCGCGAGCGGCGCGGCAGATTATGCGCTCGCTCCGGCGCTGCTGTCCCCGGACGGTTATCTGACCATCAAATTCCCGGGCGGCGTGGTAGCAAACGCGAATGACAGTATCATGCTCTCCGGCTGGTACTTCTGCTGAGGGGTGATGAGATGGCAGTTGTAATCAAACAGGGCGACGCCTACGGCATTCCGCTGGAGATCCAACTCAACGGTGAGGCGCTGCACGCCGATGACGTGGAGCAGGTGGAGGTCTTTGTCGGGGACAACATTCGCAAGCTGTATCCGAGTGAGATCACCTACAACGATACGCTCGGTTGCTTCATCGTGCCGGTGACGCAGGAAGAGACGTTCGAGCTGCCGGAGGGCGAAACCATCCGCGTGGATGTGCGTGTGCAGTTCCCGGGCGGCATGGTGCTCGGCGTGATCGACGAGCTGAAAGCGAAGGTTGCGGATGCTATCAGCGAAGAGGTGCTGTAAATGCCCGCGGTCGTACCGGCGAACGGCCGGTTTTCGCTGACGGTACGCCTCGGCGGAGCCCTGTTGCAAGGCCCGCCGGGGCCGCCTGGCCCGGGTGTACCTCCGGGCGGTAAGACCGGACAAACACTTACAAAGCTATCCGACAGCGACTACGACACCGGTTGGCGCACGCCGTCCGGCGGCAGTGGAGGCGGCGGGGGCACAGTGCAGAGCGTCAACCGGGTGCTGCCGGATAACGCAGGCAATGTGCAGTTGGCGCCGGAGGATGTCGGCGCCGTGGATGAGGATGAAGAGTTGACGATCCTCGAGATCATCGACATGTGGAATAACGCTTAGGGGGAGAATGATGGCGACAAAATACGCGGGACAGAACGCCCTGAATAAATTGATGCAGATCATCAAGACGGCACTCGCCAACAAGGCCGACAAAGTGAACGCGACGACGAGCGCAGCGGGTTTGATGTCGGCGGCGGACAAGACAAAGCTCGACGGCATCGCAGAGGGCGCAAACAAGACGATCGTGGATAGCGCACTGTCTGCATCCAGCATGAATCCGGTTCAGAACAAGGCCGTGAAGGGCGCGCTGGATGACAAGGCCGATAAGACTGCACTGGACGACAAGCTGGATAAGACCGGCGGCACGATCACCGGAAATCTGAAAGTGACTGGCAACTTTGAACCGGAAAAGGGGCTTACGACGAACGGAGGAGTCAATGCCCAGTCCGTGAGTACGCCGGTTCTTGCCTTGCATGACAACGGAGTCGCGGGAGCGAATGCCTCCCTCAACGTAGCTGGCGCGGGTGTCGTGGAAGTGACCGTGCCGGACGGTGATAAGCGCGCCAATGCACGCATGAAGGTGGGCACGCCGACCGAGGACGACGACGCAACGACCAAGGCCTACGTGGACAGCAAAATCGCCGCAGGCGGTGTGACGGTCGATGCGGAGATGTCGGACGACTCGACGAACCCAGTGCAGAACAAGGTGGTTAAAAAATACGTCGACGATAATCTCGCTGGATCGGGTGCGGTACGATATGATGCTACGCAAGAGCTGACGTTTGAGCAGAAGCAGCGAGCCCGCAAAAACATTGATGCCGCGGCTACTACTGGGCCGGATTTCATCGGAGAAGTGGACTTGTGCCCCGAAAAAATTACGGACGGTAATACCGCAGTACACGTCAATGTTACGGACGAGGGTAACGGCAAATTTCAGCTTACTCTTGAGTGCGGCCCTGAGTACGACCGTACCCGAGTGAGTGGTATCCGAACCCCGGTGGACACACAACCCTACGACGCCGTGAACGTGGAATACGTGAAGAACAAGGTATCCGGTCTGCAGACGGCCGATCAGGTGCAGTCGGCGATCAACAGCGCAATCTCTGGCGTGTATACGCCGAAAGGATCAATCGCCTTTGCGTCTCTGCCGACGGCTGCGGGCGGAAACAAAGGCTGGGTGTACAACGTCACGGACGCATTTACCACGACAGCGGCGTTTGTCGAGGGCGCAGGGCATGCTTACGGCGCGGGTACAAACGTCGTGTGCGTGGACGCAGGCAGCGGCAGCTACAAGTGGGACGTGCTCGCGGGCACGATCGACCTGACGGAGCTGACCGCCACCGAGGTCCAGACGCTCTGGGATTCAATTTGAGGAGGGCTGACGCATGCAGACAAGCGGAAGCGCGGCAATCAAGAAGCTGATCCAGCTCGTCAAGGCGTCGCTGTCCGGCAAGATGGACAAGTCTGGTGGCACGTTTACCGGCAACGTCTACGGCAAGTATTTTTGCGGCACATGGCTGCAATCCACGGAGGCCGCGAATCTGGGCAAGACGCCGGGCAAAATCGCCGTGCTTGACGAGTCCGGCTGGGTGTACTATCGCACGCCCGCCGAGCTCAAATCCGATATCGGCGCAAGCTCAGGCGGAGTCGATGTCAGTACGGTGCTCGACAAGGTGTATCCGGTCGGGGCGATCTACATGAGTGTAAACAGCACGAACCCGAAGACCCTGTTCGGCGGTACGTGGGTGCAGATCAAGGACAGATTCCTTCTCGCTGCTGGCACGACCTATAAAGCCGGTGCGACCGGCGGAGAGGCGGCACACACGCTTACCGAAAGCGAGATGCCTAGCCACAACCACGCGGTGTACTACCCGAATGCCGGAGCTGCTGACCACTCCGCGCCCGGCAACTACCCGGATGGCCCGTCTGACAGCACGTATTATGCGATTGGCAGCTACACGTCCAGCGCTGGCGGCGGCAGAGCACATAATAACCTGCCGCCCTATCTTGCGGTTTACGTGTGGAAGCGGACGGCATAAGAGAGGAGATGCGTGTGGAGAACGTAATGACTGTGCGGCTGCACGAGGTCGGAAAGGTCTCTGCCGCTGTGAAAGAACCGGATAAGCTCGCCGTTGCTTTGGGCGAGGCCGTCGTTGTGGAAAAGGACGCCGCCGATTACTACGACGGCGCGTATGATGTGACGCCGCTGATTACGGCGCAGACGCTGCCCACGTGCAGCAAGACGATGCGCGACGATGTGCGCGTCGACATGATCCCGACGCGGGAGATTCCGAACGCCGCAGGCGGCGTAACCTTTATTGTTGGAGGCTGAATATGGCATACAGTAAAATCATTTATGGCGGCAATGTGCTCATCGACCTGACGGGTGATACCGTAGCCGCGGACAAGCTGCTGACCGGCGTGACAGCGCACGGCAAGGACGGCGAGGAGATCACCGGCACCTGTGCATATGACGCCGCTACGGGCGACGCCAATGCTGCGGAGGGCGATGTGCTGCTCGGCAAGACGGCGTATGTGAAGGGCGCGAAGAAAACCGGGACGATGCCGAACCGCGGCGCTGTGACGGGCACCATCGCTACCAAGGCAGGCGAGTATACCGTTCCAGCAGGCTACCACAATGGCAGCGGCAAGGTGGGCATCAGCTCGACGGAGCAGGCAAAGATCATCGCGGGCAATATTAAGGCGGGCGTGACCATCCTCGGCGTGGAGGGCAGCTACTCCGGCGCAGCGATCAAGGCGCAGTCGAAAACCGCCACCCCGTCGGCGAGCGCGCAGACCGTCCAGCCGGACAACGGGTATGACTACCTGTCGAGCGTGACGGTTGCGGCGATTCCGTATAAGGAGACCGCAAACGACGCGGGCGGCACGACCGTGACCATCGGGTGACGCCATGGCGGTGAGCAAGATCGTATATGGCGGCAGCGCGCTTATCGACCTGACCGGCGATACCGTGGATGCAGATAAGCTACTGTCCGGGGCGACCGCGCACGACAAGGCGGGCAATGTTGTTATCGGCACGCTGACGTTTACAACTGTCTATACAGGCTCCGGCGTGCCGGACGCGAGCCTCGGCGCAGACGGGGACATCTATCTGGATATGGGGCGAAGCGTATGAACGAACTGATTTATCACACGATCACGCAGTCCGCGCAGGAGGTCGGCGGGGACTATATGCTGATCCTGACGGCGGACAGCACCATCGACGAGATCGTGCAGTACATCCTGTCGAGTAAGGTAATCTGGTTTTATGACGGCGCGCAGTATCACCAGGTGTTCGCATTTAAGGATACAGAAAACGCGATGATCGTGTATTACTACGCAACGGACGGGAGCGTGGCATCGTACCGGGTAGGTGACGCCGAGTGACGATCGAAGGACGTACTCTTGAGCTTGAGTACAGCAACGGCAGCACCTACTTGTCGGCAGATAACCTGTCTGTCGGCGTTAAGTCCTACGGTGCAGAGGTGCTGCTCAAGTCGACGGCCACAAACGGCTATGCGAATTTTAATGACGCGGCGAAGGCCGTGCTTTTCCCAAACAGCGCGGCGAAGCCGGTAAAAGCGGACAGCCGTATTGTGTGCGGCGCATCGGTGAGCAACAAGAACAACTATTGTAGTCTTGAATTTGGCGGTACAGAGGTGCACAAAGTGCTGTGCTCGGTTGAGATCGACGAGCAGGACGGCCTGACAAACGCTGCGATCACAGGCGCAACATCGGCAACGGCAATCCGATACCGGCTGCACATTGCCAACCTGTTTGTTGCGGGCGCTTGCTCGAAGGCGAAGATTACCCTGTACTTCAAGCGCTACACCTGTTCAGCGATGACGACGGGCAGCGGTGTGGCATCCGCTACGGTATCCGACGCGGAGCCGTGGGACGGCGACAGTGTGACCTTTACGGCCACGCTGGTAGCTGGCGCGACATTTGACGGCTGGTACAGCGATGCGGCGTGCACGCAGCGCGTCAGCACAAGCCTGTCGTACACCACCACGGCCGCAGACCTGACGCTGTACGCCAAAGCGACGCAAGCCGCGCCGACCGGCACGGGCGTCTACATCAGGCGCGCAGGGGCACAGGTTCAGGCCGCCGAAGTATGGCGGAAGGAAAATGGCCTGTGGGTCAAAGCGGATAAGACCGCGATCGACGCGGGCAAGAACTATCGAATCATTCAGAGGTGACGAGTGTGAACATTGTTGAGGCGTTTGTGACACAGAACCCGAAATATACGAACCCTACAAAGATCCCGGTGCGCAAGCTGGTGCTGCACAGCGTGGGCTGCCCGCAGCCGAGTGCGGAGGTGTTTGCGCGGCAGTGGCAGACGGCGCGGTATTTTGCGCATGCGGTGCTGCAAGCGGACGGCACGGTGTATCAAGTCTTGCCGTGGGACTATCTTTGCTACCATGTCGGCGCGGCGAACGCATATAGCATCGGCGTGGAAATGACCGAGCCGGACTGTATCCGTTATACTGGCGGCGCGACATTTGTGTGCACGAACTGGGCGCGAGCCGCCGAGCAGGTGGCGGGCACATACAAGACGGCGGTCGGGCTGTTTGCGTATCTGTGCGGGGCGTTTGGGCTTGACCCAAATGCAGACATTATGTCGCACAACGAGGCCGGTAAAATTGGCATCGGGACGGATCACGTTGACCCGGAGCATTTGTGGCGTCAGCTCGGAATGGGCTACACGATGGACGGATTCCGCCAGGATGTTTATACAGAGATGCACAAAAATGATGAGGAGGACGATGAGAACATGGTTAGGTACAACACGATCGAAGAAGTCCCGAGTTGGGCACAGGACACGGTGCGGGCGCTCGTGAATGCCGGTGCGATCGGCGGCGTGGGCGGCGGCAATCTGGACCTGTCGCTGGACATGATCCGCGGAGCGGTTATCGGTATGCGCTATGCGGAGGCGTGCAACCCCCGGTACGAAACGATCAAGGACATGCCGGGCTGGGCGCAGGCGGGCGTGCAGCGTCTGGTGGATCGCGGCGCCCTTGCAGGTACCGGCGGCGGAAAGCTCGACCTGTCGCTGGATATGCTGCGCACGCTGCTGGTTACGCAGAACATGATCGACGAAAATAAATAATGGAGGGGTACATATGAACATCAACTGGAAGCTCAGATTGCAGAATAAGACGACCCTGACCGCGCTCGTGCTGGCCCTGGTGGCCCTGGTGTATCAGGTGCTCGGTGTGTGCGGCGTCGTGCCGCGTGTTACGCAGGACCAGATCACGACGATCGCCAGTATGATTATCAACGTGCTGTGCCTGCTGGGCATCGTGGTTGACCCGACGACGGCTGGTATCGGCGACAGCAACCGGGCGCTCACCTACGAGGAGCCGAAGCAGGATAAATGAGCGCGGCGGTAGTAATCGCGCTGGTCGGCGTAATCCTCAGCATCATCGGGGCAACGTGGCGCCTGTGCGTGATCGTAACGCAGGCGACCGATGCCGTGAAAGCCTTGACCAAGCGCATCGACCATATGGATAACGACAACATGCGGGATCATGCCGAGATGAAGAAACAGCTCAGTGGGCATGAGGCCCGCATTTTGAAACTGGAGCGACGGACGTGAGGAGTGATTGCGGAAATGGCTCAGAATAGTGCCGCCGTGAGTGCGGACGATCAGAAGAAAATTGATGCCTTCGGCGAGCAGTGGCAGGCGGCGCAGGCCGCAGGCGACAAGGCCGGTATGGACGCAGCACATAAGGGCGCGGAGGAAATCCGCGCCCGTTATGGTTATTCCGGCGGCGGGGACGGCAGCGGGCGCTATGATCTGGAGAAGACGATCCCCTCCGCCGGTGGCTCGTCGTCTACTGGCGGTGCCTCGTCTGCGGGCGGCCCTACGCAGGCGGGCCTGGACTCCCAGACGACACAGGAGCGTGCGGGAAAAATCTACGAGGTGCGTCCGAATGGCCGTGCGCCGGAAGGGCTGAGTGTGGGTGACCAGGTCGTGACTGAGGGCGGCACATATACAATCGTGTTTGTGAACGCTGATGGTACGTATAAGACGAAATTGGTGAACCCTGACCAGACAACGAAGAGTTATACCGGGAACTATAACGCGACCGCCACACCGACCGGACGCTACTACCGAGCCGGTCCGGACGGGAAGACGCCGTCGGGGTTGAGTGTAGGCGACCAGGTCGTGACGGCGGGCGGTACTTACATCATCGACGGCTTCAACGATGACGGCAGTTATTGGGGTACGCTCGTCAATAAAGCACAAACTACGCAGACTTTTCAGAAGACATACTCCACGCCGGGCTATACGGCGCCTGAGAACCCGACGAATGACCTGAAAGCGATTCTGGATCAGTGGTTTGAGACCTCCCGTGACCAGAGCAATCAGCAGATTGATTACGCCACAGACAAGGGCGTGAACGAGCTGAATCGCGCGATGGAGGACGCTGCGCCGAAATTTCAGACGCAGCGAAATCAGAACGCTACGGATGAGGCACGGGCGCTGGACAACGCGGCGCTGTATGCCGAGGCGCGAGGCGACCGGGGCGGTATCGGTGCGGCGCAGTACAACGAGATCCAGTCGGCCGCTTTGCAGAACCGGCAGGCGATCAACTCCGCCCAGACGAAGCTCGCCACGGATACGGCTCGCCAGATCGCGGATCTGCGTGCGCAGGGCGAGTTCGAGAAGGCGGACAACCTCCTGAAGCTGACCCAGCAGAAGCTCAGCCAGCTCATGTCCCTGGAGCAGTGGGGCGCGCAGTACGCCATGAGCCAGGAACAGATGCGGCAGTCACTGGAGCAGTGGCAGAAGGAGTACGACCTGAACAAAGCCAACGTGACTGGCTACTTCACGGACGGCACACCTACCAGAGCCGCTACGGAGTCCGCGCGCGAGGCCGCGGCGGGCATCGCATCCGCGCTGCTGGAGGCCGGTATCATGCCGAACGATGAGCAGCTCAAGGCTCTCGGTATGACCTCCGATCAGGCGCAAAGCTATCTCACTGCGAAGCAGCTACAGACTGCTGCGAAATCGTCATCTAGTAGCCGGAGCACAAATCCGGGTAATCCGACGCCTAGCGACGAGACGGAGGACCCGGAGGAGTTTACGTCTGGTAATTTTGTGGCCCGGCTTGCGGAAGCGAAGGAGTCCGGCTGGACGAACAGGCAGATTCGGGATCAGATTCGTATCGCGGAGCAAGAGGGGAAAATCACCAAGGATAATGCAAGGCGTTTGCTCTACCAGTACAGAGACTGAGAGGTGACGGAACATGGCCATGTCGACAGACAGTTTTATGCGCAATAAATCTAATGGACCCGGAGCGGCATCGGGGAAACAATCCTCTAACGGGGTCCTTTCCACGGATGAGTTTATGCGTAAATTCCACGCCCAGGCCGCTGAGCCGGTGCATCATTACGCGACAATGCGCCCGTATACTGCGCCGGGGCAGGAAAAAAAGAAAAAGGAAAAAGAGAAAACGACGCTCGGTGATGTGCTGAGCAATCCGCTGTATTACGCGGAGAAGGCAGTTTCGGCGCCACTCGATGCGCTTCAGTCAGGCCTGAAGGACATGTTCGGCGGGACGAAGAAGCAGGAAGAGCGGCTGAGCGCAAACCAGCAAATGCAGGAGGCCGCGGCGCCCAGCAAGGCCAAGCTCGCGGAGGGTACGATTGTCAAGGGCGCGGATCAGGCGGTGTCGGGCATTACGGCTACGCTGGACTGGCTGATCGGCAACCCGTTGAAGTCGCTGGGCTGGGAGTCAAACCCGATCTCGGAGTGGAACAAATACGTTCAGACGAACAAGGAAGCGAACGAGGTCTACTACGCGAAGAACCTGGCGAACGGTTCAAAGGCGCAGAAAATCGTGGATGAGTATGGCTCGGCCACGGTAGCGGCTATCCCCCAGGCAATCGTCGCTATGATGACCGCCGGGTCTTCTCTCGGCGCTCAGGGGGCGGGTGCACTCACCGCGGGTGGTACTCAGCTCGCCGGTACGGAAGCGGCCGTTGCGGCGAGCGCGGCGATGAATTCGTCGAAAGTGGCGGGTGCGGCAAAGACTGTCCGCGACATCACGGCCGCAATGGCGAAGGACAAGAACTACTGGGCGTCTTTTGCGCAGGTCGCCGGTCAGGGCTATCAGGAAGCGAAGGCCGATGGCGCCAGCGAGTGGGAGGCCAATATGTTCGCGTTGGCGAACGGCATTGGCAACGCTGCAATCGAAGTCGGCGGAGGCATCCAGACGCTACCGGTGGAGCTTCAGACCGGGAAAAAAGGACTGCGCGCCTGGATTACCAGCGCCGCAGAGGAAGGCCAGGAAGAGGTCGTTCAGGGCGTTCTCGAGAGGGCGCTGCAAAATCTGGTCTATGACAAGGGGAACCCGATTGCGTCCGTCACGGATGAAAACGCCGTGCTGAACCCCGTTACATCCGCAAAAGAGTTCGCTGGCGGCTTTGTTGTCGGCGGCGTTCTGGGCGGCGGGCAGATGCTCGCAAGCAAAGCCATGACCCCGTCGGCCGAGCGCGGCAAGACGGCTGGCGTCCGTAGCGCGGTTGCCGGGCAGAGCGCGATTGACCAGCAGATCAATTACAGCCTGGTTGAGCTGGGGCTGAACTATGCCGAGGGCTCTAAGAGCCGAGCAATCGCTGAGGACATGGCGGCGAAGCTGGACGCGGCGGAGGACATGACCAAATCCGGCGTGACGGCGAAGGACTACGGCCGCCTGCTGCGGACGATGCAGTCCGAGCAGAGCGCGCGGCCCGACCTGAGCCACAAGACGACGGCGCGCGTGGTGAATGAGGACGGCAAGGTTGTTACCCAGATGAGCTCGGTCGCCGAGGCGTTCCGCACGCAGGGCGATACGGCACCGGTCGCGGTGGAAAAGGCACAGATCCTCGAGCGGATGATGTCCGGCGAGCAGGTCAGCAACAAGCAGCTCGAGCAGCTCGGACTGCGAGACAAGAACACTCAGGCTGTCCTGACGCAGCTCACCGGTGTAGAGGTGCCGCAGAACGCGACGAACAGCCAACTCCGTCAGGTGTTTCGCGCCGCGGCCGAGACCGCCGTGGAGGCGAAAAAGGCAGAGCAGGCGCTGGGGCGTTCCGTCGTTCAGGCGCAAGTGGCCGTTGAGAAAGTGCAGGCCGAAAACGCTGCCCGCGCGGATGAAGCGGCCGCATCGCTCATGAGCGATGCGCAAGAGCGCGTTGCGAAGGAAAGCGCCGCGGGCACGGACACGACCGCAGCGGCGGATGCCGATCAGGGCGTTATGACCCGGGACGGCCAGTACGTCAACCGCGAGGACTTCCGGGAGTACGTCGAGAACTATTTCCAGCAGCGCGGGCAGACGGTTACGGCCGAGCAAGTGGACGCGCTGTACGACCGCATGAAGCAGTACAACACCGACAACGGCCCGCTGATCGCCGGGGAGAAAACGGATGCCAAGACCGGCACGGAGAACGCCTATTCGGTGGACGCCGAAACGGATGCCATGCCGATCCGCGAGCCCGGTAGCGCGACGAAGGAGCAGCAGTGGACGGCGCGGTATGTGCAGGACACGCTCAAAAACCTCGGCGTGAAAGAGGTCGTGTTTGACGGTGCGCATCTCGGCAGTGCCAACGCCATGATCGCTGACGGTACGATCTACCTCAACGAGAGCAAACTGTCGACGCAGGGCATGATCGTCTGGGCGGTCGGCCACGAGCTGGTACACCCGGGTGCTAATACGGACACACAGCTTGTGGACACGATCCTCGGTGCGTTCAACACCATGTCGAAGGACGGTGCGCTGACCGGAGTCATGCAAACGCAGGTGGACGACCTGGACTCTCTGATTGAGGAGAAGACCGGCGTGTACAAGCGCTACCTCATCAACGAGCGCGGTATGACGCAGGAGCAGGCCGATGCGATCGTGACCGTGGACTACGTGCGCGAGGAGATCGCCGCGGACTGGATGGGCGAGGTGTTTGCAAATCAGAACACGCTGGAGCGCCTGGCCGGTATCGAGCCGAGGCTGGTGACGAAGGCCCTGCGCGCGCTGGCGAAGATCCGCACGCATGGCGAGACCGGCATCCTCAACGGCGGCAAGACGCTTACGGATGCGACGCGCCGAGTGAATGGGCTGGAGCAGCGGCTGAAATCTGCGCTCGAAAGGGCAGAGAGCTCCTCGCGCGCGCCCGCGCGGCCGACCCCGGAAAGCATTGACACGTCAGCGAAAACTGCGTATAATGAGACTGCGGAAAACGCCACGGAGGCAGCACCGCAAAAGGCCGAGGCAAGCCCGCAACTGCGGTCGGCAATCGACCGTCTGACCGCGGGCGAGGACGTGAGCCGGGAGGAGATCGACCGCATTCCGGAAGTAGCCGAAGTTCGTGCGCTGCCGAAAATGAATACGGCCGACATCCAGACGCCGGAGCGCCAGAAGCTCCGGTCGGAGGTGCTGGAACAGCTTTACCGGCGCGGCAGCTATTCTAGCGAGACGCACGACTACACCGGCGAGATCGCGCAGGAGCGGCGCGCCGACATCGTCATCGGTGCGCCCGCGGCGGGCAAATCCTCTGTGCTGGTGGACCCGCTTTCCGAACAGCACAAGTCCCGCGTGATCGACAGTGATGACGCGAAGAAGCTGCTGCCGGAATACGACGAGGGCAAGGGCGCCGGTAACGTTCATCGTGAGAGCTCGATGATCCGGGATGTGCTGAAACAGCGCGCTATGGATCGTGGGGAGAACATAGTCTGGCCGACGGTCGGCGACAAGCTGGATAAGCTGCTGGACAGCATTCAAGAGTTCCGTGACAATGGCTACTCGGTGTATCTGCATCTGAATGAGCTGTCGGCGAGTAAGGCGACCGGTCGTGCGCTGGGGCGCTACCTCTCGGAGGGGCGCTTCGTTGACCCGGAGGTCGTGCTGAAGGTTGGCGACAAGCCGACGCAGAACTACAATTACATTCGTCAGCAGGAGGGATTGATTGATGGATACTCGCACTACTCAAACGACGTCCCAAGAGGAGAAAAGCCGATCCTCTACGAAGCAGGAGACACAGGGCGATCTCTGGAAGGAGATCGCGGAAGAGGGGTACGATCGAACCTATACGCCGGAAGAACTGAGCCGGGCATTCGGGAAGCCGTTCGAGGAACTGGTGAAGGGCGGGAATCCGCCCGCGACGGCAAAGCCGGAGACGCCGGAGCCGAACGCTACAGCGTCGACAGCCCCGATTATCGAGGACGGGAAGACGCTGGACGAACTGGTGCCGAAGAACGACGCGCTGGGGCAGCATCTGATTCAGACATTGCGGGCGCGCGGGGCGACAGATCAGCAGATCTGGCAGTTCATGCTGGACAACTAACCGAGGCCGTTCGCCGAAAGGCGGCAGAGCGCGGCACGCCGGACCTGGGACTGCGGGAGACGGCGGACTACGAAGCCTTCTCGAAAGCGCTGGACGCGGCACGCACAGCGAACCGCAACGGCGCGATGGTCGACCCGCAGAGCGTGGAGGAGCTGACCGAACACGGCGCAAAGACCTTCCTGAATGAGGACGGTACTGCGGGCGTGGCGGTGGAACGCGACGGCAATATCGTCGGCGTGTTCAAGAACCCGAGCAATCGCACGCGCAAGGCGGCGCAGGATCTGCTGCTCAACGCGATCGCAAACGGCGGCGACCACCTGGACTGCTATGTGCTCCAGCCGGAAGTGAGTCCGTCCAACCTCGGCGACATCTATGCGCAGCTCGGCTTTGAGCCGGTCGCCTATCTCCGATTCAACCGCGAGTACGCAGACCCGAGCTGGGACTATGACTCGTTCGGCGAACCGGACGTGGTCACGTGGGTGCACAACGGCGATTCCGTTGAGACCGTGGCCGAGCGGATCGGTACTTATCCCGACTACTCGCCCACGCAGATCCGCGAGACGTGCAAAGAGTTTACCGATTATGACGAGGCCAAGGCGTACCAGAAAGAACAGCTAGAAATGCGAAAGACCGCACAGGCATCTGAGGACGCCGGTGCGGTTTCTGTTTCGGGTGATCTTCGGTATTCGGTTGGCGACTTTTCCGAGCAGGTCGATAAGGCCCTGAAGGGGGAGTGGGATCGCTATAACGCTCTGTACGTCGGCAAGACCTCTCCGCTGATGGAGAAGCTCGGCATGAAGCAGCTTCCGGTGCTGATGACGTCGAAACACCTGGACGACATCGTGGCTGAGAAAAGCAATAGTAATCGACGCAGACATGGGCTTACCGTGGACCAGGTGAAATCCCTCGGCAGCATCCTGTCCGACCCGGCGATGGTGCTGGACTCGGCGCAGCGCAATGACGCGGTCGTGTTCGTGTCCGATCAGACCGACGCGGATGGGCTGCCGATCGTCGCGGCAATCCGGCCGAATGGCAGCGGCGTCTATGAGATGACCCGCCAGCCCGCGAACTTCCTGCTGAGCATGTACGGACGCGAGAACTTCGGTAAGTTCGTGCAGTCCGCTGCGCAGGACGGCCGCATTCTGTACATCAATAAAATAAAGAGCCAGACGTTGCTTGGTGATGCGGGCGTACAATTCGCCACGGGCCTCAGCAACGCTGACTCTGATAGCATTATACATCAGAGCCGCAACGTTGTCAATACGGAAACGCAGAAGACGCCGACGAAGACCGGCGGCGAGCGCTACTCGGTGGACTCCGACACGCAGGCCGATCTGGATCGTCTCTTCGACAGCGACGATTTTCAGTCCTTCTTCAACGACTTCTTTGCTGGCTACGGCGCCACGGGCACCGGAGCAACAGCCGATCCGGCACAGCGGGTGTCGCGCGTGCGGTCGAACACCCTGGAGCAGTCGCGCCGCGAATCGGCCGCGCGGGTGCTGGGTGAGGAACGCGGGAAGGCAATCGACCGCATCCTGACCATGGACGAAAAGAACATGGACGAGATGAGTCCCGACAAGTACACCTACGACGTGGAGACCGAAAAGCAGAGTATGGCACGCGCAAAGGAGCGGCTGGCGCAGGACTACGACGGGACGAAGGCCGAGCTGGAGGACGGCACATGGCGCTCCGGCGAAGACCTGGACGCCGCGATGGGCGTGCTCGCGTCGGAGCTTGCGGAGGCTCGCCGCACCGGCAACTATGACGAAGCCGTGGAGTGGGCGCACCTGATCCAGGAGCAGGGCACCGGCGCCGGTCAGTTCATTCATGCGTTCGCAAAGTATACACGCAGCCCCGAGGGCGTGCTCGTCCGCGCGGCCGAAACGCTGGACGAAGCGGGCGTTGCGCCGAAGCAGCGCGACGAGCTCCTCGACCGAATTGCCGACTTCACAAAGACGCTCGGTGCAATCGAGACAGGGGATAAGAACGCTATGATCCAGCTCATCCTCGACCAGGCGAAGCAGCGCAACACGAAGGTCAGCAAAATCACGCTGCGGAATCTGGGGCTCCAGAAGTTCGAGTATCTGTATGATGCGGCGCTCAACCAGATGGATCAGATCGCAAAGGACTACGTCAAGCCGTCCGTCGGCAAAAAGATCAGCACATACCAGACGATCTCGCACTTGCTGAACCTGCGCACCGGCCTTAGAAACATCGGCTCTAACCAAATCTTCGACCTTGTTGATTCCGCAGCGAACAATATCTCGCTGCTGCCGGATGTGATCTTTGGCGCATTTACCGGTCGGCGTACGGTCGGCTTTGAAAAGAGCTGGGCATCGAAAGCAAAGCGCAGCGGCGCGGCGGCTGGGTTTCGGCGGTCGTGGATTGAGGCGTCACTGGACATCGACCCGGACGCCGCAAACAGCCGGGACAAATACGGCACCGCACGGCGCACGTGGAAGATGACCGGCAACAAAGGCGCGCAGGTCATGTCGACGCTGGAGAAGGCGATGGGCTTTGAGCTGAACGTTACGGACGAACTCCATAAGGGAAGCGTCACGGCGGAAACGCTGGAGAGCCTTACCCGCGCGGTCGAGCGCGGCGACATCACGCTGGAGGAGGCCGAGACGTGGGCGCGCGAGGAGGCGCTGTATCGTTCGTTCCAGGACGATACGTTCGTGGGCAGCTTCCTCGGAAACCTGAAGAATCTTTTCAACACGGTCGGTGTCGGTAAAAGCGGAAAGAAGCTGGGCAAAGCCAACATCAAGGAATTTGGCCTGGGCGACCTCGTGCAGAAGTACACGCAGGTGCCGGGCGCGCTGATTACCCGCACGCTTGAGTTCAGCCCGATTGGCTACCTGAAAGCGCTCTATAACACGGCGCAATTCGTTAAGGCCACGCGCACGGAGAAGGCGAAAATCACTGCGGCGGAAGAGGCTCAGACGCTGGCCGAAGAGGACGGCTCGCGTAAGCAGAGGAATCGCCGTGCACGCGAGGCCTTCCGCGCGAAGAATGCGGCCGAAGACGCACGAGTCGAAGCGAACAAGCGGCAGCGCGTAGCGGCGCTCGCATTCGGGCGAGCGATGACCGGCACGGGGCTGATTATGCTGTTTACGATGCTCGCCGGAAAGGGCATTCTCAGTCGCGCGGACGATGAAGACGACGCTGACGCGAAGGCGCTGAAATCCGCGGAGGGCATCTCCGGTACGCAGCTCAACGTGAGCGCGCTGGGGCGCTGGATTGAAGGCGGAAGCACGGAATGGCAGACCGGCGACGATCTCATGTCTGTCGAGTTCCTGGAGCCGCTGAACGCGCTGATGACCATCGGCGCGCTGGTGGCGAAGGACAATGTTGACGCATCCTTCTGGGAGAAGGTCGGCAATTACGGCGGCGACTCTATGGAGGCGCTGTACCAGTCGATCCTCGAGATCCCGACGATGCAGACGATTCAGACCATCCAGTCGACCGTGCAGTACCACGATGAGGACGGTGCACTGCCGCTGTGGGCGGAAATTCCGTTCGAGGTCGCGCGAGGCAGCGTCACCGGGTTCATCCCCTCGCCGGTACGGCAGGCCGCACAGGCGGGCGATACGACGTACCGTGAGACGTATGGCGATAAGAACCTCTGGCATCAGACGAGATCGTCGATGCAGAACTCGGTGCCGGGCGCACGAAACGAGCTTGACCCGAAGCTGGATAACTTCGGCCAGGAGAAAAAGCTGGAGAGCACGACGCGCAATGTGCTCAACGCCTTTGTGAATCCCGGTTCGCTGCGCACCTATCGGCAGTCGACCGTGTCCAAAGAGCTGGATCGCGTTTATGCCGCGACGGATGACGCGAACATCTACCCCGACCGGAGCGCCCCGTATACGGCGAGCTACACCAAGGACGGCAAGAAGAAGGACTTCGAGTTGACCGCGGACGAGCGCCAGGCGTACCAGCGGTCGCGCGGGCAGACCACATATCGGCTCATGCAGGACGTGATGAACGATTCCACGTACAAGCACCTCTCGGCGGAAGACCGCAGCGAGGTGTTGGCTCAGGTTAAGAGCTACTCGAACTACGTGGCGAAGAAGGAATTCCTCTCCAAGCGGGGCGAGAACTACTCGGACGATAAGTACGAGAAGTACAGCGCCGCCTTGCAGACCGGCATGACCCTGTCGCAGTATCTCACCGCGAAGGGCGCTGTCGATGACGCGGAGGGCGTGATCGACCCGAAGACCGGAAAGACAAAGAGCGGGACGAAGATGGCTGACGCTGTCGAGATCATCAACGGCCTCGACCTGACGCCGGAGCAGAAGGACTTCCTGTACTACAGCAAGTACCCGACCACGAAGAAAAAAGGTCCCTGGCGCTGAGAACGCAAACACCCGGTACGGCGATGAACCGTATCGGGTGTTTTTTTTGTTCAGTTCGGCCGGATGAATTTGGCTATTTTGTGCTGTGATGTTGCTACGTGCGCTATATATGGTGGCGTGATGTTGCACCTATGTTGCACCTGTAGGGCGAGAAACCATTGATACTCCTAGGAAAATTGGATGTTTTGAGTTGGACTCCGACTCTGTAGGCCAGCGGTTCGAATCCGCTCGGGCGTACCACAAAAAACCCTGTAATTTCAACGGTTACAGGGTTTTTTCTTTGCCCTGACACTGTAAAAATTTAGGCGCTATTTAGGCTGCTTTCGGCTATAAAATGCCCCGTGATGTTGCACCGGTGTTGCACCAAAATCTGATACCCCTCGGTTCAAAAACGCGATGAATTGGGGGATTCGAGAGATCGGTGCTGTTAAGGTGCAACGGGCGGCGCCGAGAATTGTTGCACCTCTGCGGCGCCGGGGGCAAACAGGCTCGTGCTGGCCCGGATTTTTGCGGCGGTGTTCTCCAGCCGGACGCGCTGATCGTAATGCGCGTAGACCCGCAAAGTCATATCCGGGGTTGAATGCCCGGCGAGATACTGCACCTCTTTCAGATCGAAGCCCGCCTCAACCCAGCGGGTAATGCAGGTGTGCCGCAGAAGATGCGGGTGCACGTGAAAGTCCAGGGAGTAAACCGTATTGGGGTGTTTGGGAGATGTGGCTTTCCCGAGCAGGCTCGGGTCGTCCGTCGTGCGGTTTTCGATGATGCGCCAGAGCCGGGCAAAGGCCGACGCGCTCAGGGACTCGCCGTTGCGCATGGCCAGCACGAAGGGCGACGTCGCTTTTGCCTGCTCGTCGGAAAGAATCTGCGCCAGCCATGCGGGGATCGGGATGTCTCGATACGCCGCTTTGCTCTTGAGCTGGTCTGTGACTTGCCCCTGCCCGTGGCAGAATGCTTTCGCATGCCGGACATGGATATACCCGTTCGCCAGGTCGACGTCTTCCCACATCAGCCCTATGGTTTCTTCTTTCCGCAGACCCGCGCCGAGCATGAGAGCGACCGCAGGGTATGCGCGCGTACCGGCCGTGGCGTCAAGCAGGCGCTGGGACTGCTCCGGGGTGAGCGGCACTTTTTCTTTCGCCGCTTCACCGCCCGCTTTCAGCTCCGGGGAGACCGGGGAGCGCAGGATGAGATGGTTCTCCACGGCGGCGTTGAAGATAGAGCGCAGGATCTGCACGGCCTTCCCCTGCACGGAACGGCTGTACCCGGCCAGATTGGACATGACGCCCCGGATATGCACGGGCTTAATGTCGCGCATACGCATAGCCGAGAGCTGTGGCAGAATGTGATTGTTCAAGATGTAAAGGCAGTCCTCTTTGCTGTTCTCGCGCAGGTTCGGCCGCTTGTAGGTGTTATACCAGAGCTGGGCGAACTCGCCGAATGAGGTGGAGTCGGTGATGTCTACGCCTGCACCGATCTCGAGCTTTGCCTGCTGATATTTTCGCTCCAACTCCTCCTTTGTTGCCGCGCGGATATACTTCCGTTTGCCGGTCGGGGCTGTGATGGTTTTCGTGTAGAGTTTTGACATTTGAAAAATCCTCCTTGTAAAAGCTCGGCCGAACTGATACAATGAAGGCGCCTGTTGAAGTCAATGTGAGCGAACTGTGCATTGTGTGATCTCCTTTGTATTCAATCGGCTGAGCCGCATCCGTGTGCGAGACGGGTGCGGCTTTTTTATTTCTGTGTGGTATTGAGTTGCGCGGTCAATTCGTCTATCCGCTGCTGCAATTCGCGGTTCTCCCGTTGCAGTCGGCGGACTTCATTCTCGGCATCGACGACATCGCAGCGCGCCTCTTCTTCCATTTCGGCAACGCTGTTTTTCAGATACTGATACCGACGGTACAGCGTGGCGTATGCACTCGGCGCGAAGATACGCCAGAATGCCTGTTTGACAAGATCCCACAGCTCCGCCGGGGAGCGATGGAAAAAGTCCATGTTCATGCGCAGCACCTCCTTTTAGCAGACTAGGACAATTTATATAGGATGAACACAAACACCGCAGTAATGATAAGACACCGGACGACCGCAACCAGAGTAGACGGCTCTTTCCCGTCCGAGGAGTAGCTCGTTCCCACGCTTCCGCCGATATACCCGATGCCGAAAATCAGCCCAACCATAAACAGCGCGCAAAGAACATAGCCGAAGAACGTTGAGATTTGCCCAGTTGTTAAAAGCTCCGGCTGCTCATATGCGACAAAAGCGACGGCCACAAACAAAAGCCCCATGAACGGGCCGAGCTTGTCAAGCCATTCAGGCCGCTTCGATTTTCCTTCAGTGCTATCGGTTTCGCGGTATGCCTGCTGACGGTTTGAATTCCTCTGATATGCACTCATAACCTTACCCCCGTAACCCGATTATGGAATGATACTCGTGAAACCGACGGCCTTGCCCAGGATGCGGACGGTCGACATGGTCTCCCCGAAGTACACGAGCGGCTCGTAGGCTGGGTTCTCGGGCTGGAGCACGACATGATCCTCATACACGTACACGCGCTTGAGTGTCGCCTCGTCCCCAATCAGCACGGCGGCGATCTCTCCGTTGTTCACGGCGGGCTGCTGGCGGATGTAAACGATGTCACCGTCGTGGATACGGGCGTTTATCATGCTGTCGCCCTTGCACCGCAGCGCAAAGTCGGCGTGGATATGCTCTGGTATGTCCACATCGTCCTCAATGTTCTCCGCCGCAAGGATCGGCTCACCGCAGGCAATCGTCCCGAGCAAAGGCACCTTATACGTCTTTGGCATCGGTATGATATTGTCGGGGAGGGGAGGAGTCTGCGCAGACTCCTGCGTTTCCTGAAGAGCCCGCCCCTCATATTTTTCATCGACCAGGTCCGCGACAGAAACGCCGAGATACTTAGCGAGTTTTGTTACGTGCTCGGGCCTGGGGTAACGTTTGGCCTGAAGCCAGTTGGCGAGTGTCGTGTATGGGATGCCGGTAGCTTTACATACGTCCGCTCGGGACACGCCCCTATCGCGCATGTAATCATCTAAATTAAGCGCGAAGAGTACTCTCGCCTCGGTTTCGCTCATTTTCAACGCCTCCTTATTATTGTTGCGATTGTATTATAACTCAATCGGAGTATTCCTGCAAGAAAAATATTTTTTCACTATTGACATCTACTCAAAAAGAGTATATCATACATCTCGAAGGCCGCATCAAGGCGTGCGGTGTTTTTTAATACTCGCTCTTTACTCTTAAAGAGTAGAAAGGAGGCGCGACATTGGGCGTTCGGAGTATTCTGATCGACCGACTTCGAGGCGAAATGAAAAACCGCGGGTTGACCATGCGAGCTCTGAGCTTAGAGCTGGGGGTTCCGTATACAACGTTGCAAGGCTGGATGACCGGCGGTAAATTTCCTCGCCCCGAAACTTATGACCGAATTACACAATGGCTTGATGCCAAAGCCGAATAGAAACTCACTAGTGCACTCCGCCAACAAAAACGGAAGACTTACGGTATGTCGTATTCCCGTTTGATTTCCGCGAAAGGAGGGACTCCATGAACAACATTGATTTAGGCCGCCGCATAAAACAGCGTCGCACGGACTTAGGGCTGACGCAAGGCGATATAGCCGCCGAGGTGGGCGTAGCAATTTCTACAATACAGCGCTACGAAACGGGCTCAATCGAGCGGGTCAAGCTCCCCGTGGTTGAAGCAATCGCACGAGCGCTTCATGCCGACCTGGATTGGCTCGTCGGAAAAACACCCAAACGCGAGGAAGGAGGCGAATCCATGAAGCGAAGATACTGCGAGCAATGCGATATGCGAGAGCTCACGGGAAATGCAATCGCCGCGCAGAAGAGCGCGCACGACGCGCAGATTGCGCGGATCGTAAAGAGTGACACCGACATCATCAACGGGCTGCTGCGAAAGATTGATGCCCTGTATCTGCTCTTAGAGGAACAACGCGAGCACGGCGACGACAAGGGCGAGCAGCGCGGTAACTACATTCACAACTGTCAGGACATGAACTTTTAGGAGGTGAACCCGTGAAAAAAGAAACCAGAACGTTCCGAACGCCGGAAGGGAAGGACATGGCTTGCATCTACATGAACCTGTTCGGCGTGCGTGTATGGTTTAAGCCGAGGGATTTCAAGCGATTTACGCGCGTTTGCATTCTTACGGCGAGGATCGAGCGCCGCGCGAAGCTGATGACCAGTCAGCTCCTTCGGCTGAAGGAGCTGACGGACGAATTCGTGGACACGCCTGCGGACTAAAAAGTCAGCCCGCCGGAGATAGTAGCAAATTGCTGAAGCTGAGCTACCCACTCAGGCTGCATCTCGGCCGGTTTCCCGCAGTGCGGGCAGGGAAAAGAAGCCCCGGCGAAGTCGACGGGTATGTACATATCCGCGCCGCAGTTTGGGCACGAGAACATGCACGTGCGATCGTCGCTCGTGCGCATACGAAACACCACCTTTCTGTAAAAACTCTGAACAGCATACCACAAATATCAAAATCTGACAACACAAACCAGCGGATTATGTAAGGGTTGGGCCGCCAACAATTCAAACGCCCAAAACAGTTCAAACGCCCTACCGACCCGTACCGATAGAGCGTCTGCCGCTTTTGTTCGCATTGTTTTGCTCCCCGTTCACGAATGGTGATCGGAGCGGGGGCATGGTTACGGGCCCATGCCGGACAATCCATCGTGACTTTCCGGGTTGCGGATCCCTTTTTGGCCAAATCGGCCGCAGCCCTCAGCTCACGAAGCGGCGCTACCCGCCGAATGGTGATCGGCGGCAACACCGAAATGCACGGGCGTACTCAAAAGTGCTTTCAAAGAACGACACTTCCTTTCTGCCGGTTTACTCAGGCGGCCCAATTCTAACATAATCCGCTGGAAATAACAACACAAAAGGAGACCACACATTATGAAGAATCCAGACCAGAGAATCACCCTGAACATCCGGCGGCGGCCGAAACCGCCGCGCTACAACCTGATCGGCACCGTGAAGATCACGCCAGAGGCCGAGATCGCGCTCCGGAAGCTGAACGAACGAACCGGCTTGCCGATGCGGCAGATCGCCTCCTCGCTGATTGAGCAGGCCGCCGCATGTGTCGACATCATCGAGACGTAATAGAGGAGGCCCGGCTTATGCTCAAGCCCTGTCCGTGCTGCGGAGCGGCCGCGTCGGTGCGGCGATCCACCCAGCACGTGGCATACATCATCTGCACGCAATGCCGATTGCAGACAGCGTTCTGGCCGACCGTCGAGGCGGCGGAGGCAGTCTGGAATCGGAGAGCAACCCCAAACGACCTATCACAAAAGGAGGAAACAACATGAAGTACGAAATGAACCTGGGCGGCCGAACGATGGAAATCGACGTGAAGACGCCGCTCGAACTGCTGCTCGCCTCGTGCATCGCTGACCCTGTGCCGAAGACCAAGCGCGAGCTGCGGCCCGTGATCGTCATTACCTCGGACGGTGTGACCACGACGGCGACCCGCCGCCTCGGCAAGGACATCCAGGCAAGCGCCACGGCGAGATGCAACCCCGGCGACACCTATGACTTTGACGAGGGCGCGCGCATTGCCTTCGAGCGGCTCCAGGGCCGAGACCCGTTCCCGGAGAAGCCGGAGGCCTACAACGGCCGCATGATCTGTGTGGAGTCTCCGTTTCCATGGTGGACAGTCGGCAAGGTCTACGATGTCACCTACGGCCGGATCACGGCGAACGACGGCGACGTGTACCCCCCGCTGCGCTGGGCACCGTACCGCGACGCTGAGGACGCCAAACATGCGGGCTCTGCGGGATTCTCGGAAGGCGACCCGCGCCACAACAGCCGGAATCTGTTTCTGCCGGTGAACGCCGAAGGGCGGCTGCTGGTATGAGTTCGGAATACTACACGGTTCCGGAGCTGGCGGCGCGCTGGCGGTGCAGCGCCGATGTGGTATATGACCTGCTGCGGCAGGGCAAGCTGCACGGCTTTAAGCTGGGGGCGTCCTGGCGCATCACCGACGATGCCCGCATTCAGTACGAACAGACACCGACCCCGCAGGAGACCAAGCTGCGCAGGCCGGTTCTGAAAATACAATAAGGAGGAAACCACATGAAAAACCGCGATGATCTCATCGCATGGGCCTGGTCGGAGCTCGACCGCGTGACCGGCCAGGCAAGCAAAATCGAGGACACGAGCTCGGAGCGCTACGGCAAGGCGGTCTCTCTGGTCAATGAGCTGCTGCTCCTGACCTTCCCGCCGACGCCCTACGACTTCGCACCGTGTGCCGCAGAGCCGGACACGGCGACGCCCGCGGTGAAAGCCGAACCCGGCGATGGCTCCGGCGCCGAAGCCGAGGAGCAGGAAGCCCCCGCCGAAGCGCCCAAGGCTGAGACGCCCGAAGCGCCCGCAGAGGCGCCCACCTACACGCTGCCGCAGGTGCGCGCGAAGCTGGCCGAGGCCAAGCGCAAGGGTGTGGTACTGCCGGAGCTGTTCCAGGAGTTCGGCGCCAGCAGCATCATGGGCGTGCAGGCGAGCGACTACGGCGCATTGATGGCACGCGTGGCCGAGCTGATGGAGACGACCGAGTAATGCGCGCGCATGCGATCCTATCTCCGTCCGCCTCCAAACGGTGGATGGCCTGCCCGCCGAGCGCGCGACTGGAGGAGAAACTGCACGACCGCTTTGGCGAGCAGTCATCCCCGTTCGCGGCGGAGGGCACCAAGGCGCACGCCGTGGCAGAGCTGAAGCTGCTGCGGGAGAAGGGGAAGCTGGGCGACGCCGACGGCATCAACCAGTTCAACTACGACGCCAGGCTGAAAGCGCTCGGCGAGATCCCGAAGGATATGCACGTTGCGACCGACCTGTATGTGGACATCGTCATGGAGAAGCTGTTCACGGCCAGACGCGCCTGCCCGGACGCCAAGCTCTTTGTGGAGCAGCGGCTGAGCATGGAACGCTGGGTGCCAGGCTGCTTCGGGACGAGCGACGCCGTGGTTGTGTCCGACGAGATTCTCGACGTGTGCGACTACAAAAACGGCTCCGGTGTGCGCGTGAATGCAAAAGAGAATCCACAGGCCCGGTGCTACGGGCTGGGCGCGATCGACGCATTCGGCGATCTGTACGGCTTCCAGACCGTGCGGAACACCATCATCCAGCCCCGGCTCGACCACATCACGGAAGAACAGCTCTCTCGCACAGAGCTGCTGACCTGGGCCGACACGGAGCTGACCCCCAAGGCGCAGCTTGCCTGGCGGGGCGAGGGCGACTTTAACCCCGGCGAACACTGCCGGTTCTGCGCCGCCCGCGCGATCTGCTATGCCCGAGCTGCCCAGGCAATGAAACTGTTCCAGACCGGCATGGACGCTCCGGCGGTGCTGCCGGACTCCGAGATCCCGCAGATGCTCTCGATGGCCGATGACGCGATCGCCTGGCTGGGCGAGCTGAAGGCCTATGCCCTGCGGCAGGCCCTCAAGGGGCAGCGCTGGCCGGGGTACAAGCTGGTACACGGCAAACGCCCGCGGCGCACATGGCGCGACGAGGAGTCCGCCCGTGAGCAGCTCATCCGCGCCGGGTACAAACCGGAGCAGTTCGAGGAGCACAAGCTCAAGAGCGCCGCTGCGGTGGAGAAGCTCATCGGCAAGACCGCGTTTGACGTGCTGCTCAAAGACCAGACCGTCCAGGGTGAAGGCGCGCTGATCCTCGCCCCGGAAACGGACGGCCGACCGGAGTATTCCACGGCCGACATCGATTTCAGCGACATGGGAAGTTCCAACAACGCAATTATCAATGAATGAAAAGGAGATCACACAATGGCTAAGTTCAACAAGAAGATCAAAGACACCAGCGTTCGCCTCGGCGAGGTTCGTTTCAGCTATGCGGCAGTGTTCCAGCCGAAGAAGAACGACGACGGCACCCCCTCGAAGTACGGCGTGTGCGTCATCATCCCCAAGGAGGACACCGAGACGGTGAACCTCGTGAAGGAAGCGATCGAGGCGGCCAAGCAGCGCGGCAAGCACGAGAAGTGGGGCGGCAAGGTCCCCGCGAACGTGAAGAGCTGCCTGCGCGACGGCGACATCGACCGCGAGGACGACGAGGCCTTCGCCGGGTGCTACTTCCTCAACGCGAGCAGCCGCAACAAGCCCGGCGTCAAGGTGCTGGAGGGCGGCGTAGTGTCGGATGCACTGGACGCCGAGGACTTCTACTCCGGCTGCTATGGCGCCGTGACCCTCGACTTCTTCCCGTATGAGAGCTCCGGCAACAAGGGCGTTGGCGCGGGTCTGAACAACGTCATCAAGACGCGCGACGGTGAGCGCCTGTCCGGCGGCCGCAGCGCCGATGAGGACTTTGCCGACCTCGGCACCTGCTGAGACCCATGCCGAGAACGCTCTCGATCGACCTCGAGACCTACTCCGAGATCGACATCACAAAGTGCGGCTCCTTCCGGTACATAGATGACGAGAGCTTTGAGGTCTTGCTGCTGGGCTACGCCTTCGACGACGACCCGGTGACGGTGATCGACCTCACGGCCGACGAGGAAGTCCCCACGGATTTCCTCGCCGCGCTGTATGACCCGGAAGTGACAAAGACCGCATGGAATTGCGCGTTCGAGCGCTTCGGCCTGTGGAAACGCTTCGGCCGATACTGCCCGCCGGAGCAATGGAGCGACACGATGATCCTCTCTGCCGTGTGCGGGCTGCCGCTGAGCCTCGGCGAGGCGGGCAAGGCGCTGCTGCTCGGTGAGGATGAGGCGAAAGACCGTGCGGGCAAGGCGCTGATCCGCTACTTCTGCTCGCCCTGCCGCCCGACCAAGGTCAACGGCGGACGCACCCGCAACCTGCCGACGGACGCCCCGGACAAGTGGGCGCAGTTCATTGAGTACAACCGGCAGGACGTCGTGTCCGAGCGGACGATCCGCAAACGGCTGCTGCGCTGGGAGCCGGACGCGCTGGAGCATCGGTTCTGGTGCCTGGACGCCCGGATCAACGAGCGGGGGATGCGCGTGGACAGTACGCTCGTGCGCAACGCGATCGCCATGGACGCGCGCTACAAGGCCGAGCTGACTGAACAGGCAATCGCCGTCAGCGGCCTGGCCAATCCCAACTCCGTTGCACAGATCAAGCAATGGCTGCTGGAGCAGGAGGGCATCGAGGTGCCGTCACTGAACAAGAAGGTCGTGGCCGAGGTCGTATCTCAGCTCAGCAGCGACAGAGCCCGGCAGTTTATGGCACTGCGCGCAAGGCTGGCAAAGTCCTCGACGAAAAAGTACGAGGCGATGGAGCGCTCGGCCTGCGCAGACGGGCACATCAAAGGCTGCTTCCAATTCTACGGCGCGAACAGAACCGGGCGATTCGCCGGGCGGCTGGTGCAGCTACAAAACCTGCCGCAAAACCACATGGAAGATTTGGCGGTGGCCCGATCTCTGGTACGGGACAACGATTACGAGACGGTACGACTGCTATATGACAGCGTCTCCGATACCCTCTCCGAACTGATTCGTACTGCGCTCATACCGGAGCCCGGCCACCGCTTTATCGTAGCAGACTTCTCGGCCATCGAGGCGAGAGTGATTGCCTGGATCGCCGGAGAGAACTGGCGGCTGGACGTCTTCCGCAACGGCGGAGACATCTACTGCCGTTCCGCTTCGGCTATGTTCAAGGTGCCGGTCGAAAAGCACGGCATCAACGGGCATTTGCGCCAGAAGGGGAAGGTCGCGGAATTGGCCTGCATCGCGGAGGGGCAGCTTGTGTTGACCGACCAAGGCTGCGTCCCCATTGAACGGGTTACGCCTGACATGAAACTCTGGGACGGCGTTGGATGGGTTCACCACGATGGCGTCGTCTGCAACGGAACGAAGGAGGTTTTGACCTACGCAGGTCTCACAGCTACCGCCGACCACATCGTCTGGGCCGAAATTGCGGGGAAAGCGCGGCCGGTACACTTTGGATTCGCCGCCGCCTGCGGCGCACATCTCCTACAAACCGGAGATGGTGGGCAAGCAATACGGCTGGGTGGAAGTCATCAGCCCAGAAAAGCGCTGGAATCAAAAGTGGAATCACTGCTATGTGCTGACCAAGTGCCGTGGGTGCGGCGCAGTTCAGTGGCAGAACCTGAGCAATCTGCGGAGCGGAAAGTCCAAAGGCTGCCAGACGTGCTCTCAACCGCGCACGGTACCGCGTTGGTTAGAAAGACGCTTTACCGCGGCCAAGCAGCGATGCACAAACCCGAACGACGGCAACTACAAAAACTACGGCGCGCGCGGAATCAAATTCTGCTTTCCGAACGCGACAGCGGCAGGCCAGTACATGATCGAAAAGTATGGCTTGCCAGATCGCGCACTGGAGATAGACCGAATAAATGTCAATGGAAACTACGAGCCTGGAAATCTGCGCTGGGTCACACATCAACAGAACTGTCAGAACCAGCGCCGGTATCTCGAAAGGTGAGAGTCTATGACATCAAGAACGCCGGGCCGCGACACCGGTTCACTGTGTCGAACGTGTTGGTTCACAACTGCGGCTACGGTGGGGGCGTGAGCGCGCTCAAGGCGTTCGGTGCGGACAAGCTGGGCATGACCGAGGAGGAGATGGTGAACACCGTCGACCTCTGGCGGGAGTCCAGCCCGCGCATCTGCGCTCTGTGGCGCGCGCTGGAGCGCGCCGCGATCCGCTGCGTGGTGCACAAGACCCCGCAGGTATCCGCGATCGGCGGCATCCGCTTTGAGATGGAATGCGGCATCCTCTGGATGACGCTGCCGTCCGGCCGACGCATCGCCTACTACGGCGCCGAGTACGGCCCGAGCAGGTTTCACCGCGACCGGCGCGCGCTCAGCTACATGGGCGTTGACCAGAAGACAAAGCGCTGGGGGCGCGTGGAGACATGGGGCGGTAAGCTCGCCGAGAATGTCACCCAAGCGACCGCGCGCGACTGCCTGCGCGACACGATGCTGGCGCTGGAAGATGCCGGGTACGACATCCGGGCGCACGTCCACGACGAGGTGATCATCTCCGAGCCGCGAGACGGGCGAACGGTGGAGGACGTGGCTGCCATCATGGGGCGCGAGCTCCCGTGGGCGCCTGGACTTCCGCTGCGGGGTGACGGCTACGCCTGCGACTTCTACATGAAAGACTGAGGTATCTGTCATGAATGACTTTGACTACGACGCACTGCAAAAGAAACGCCTCGCTCGCAGCGACCGCTGCCGGAAGCGCAGCACACGTAAATGCACGCTGCCGAGCGACTACCTGACACCAAGTGAACGCAAACGGAGGAATGGTGAAATGAAGACCTACAACCTGTCGAAACCCATGACCTACGCAGAGTTTCTGGCGATGCCGGACGACCTGCAAGCGCAGTATCTGCGCAGCCTGCGGTGGCGCTTTGGCGCATCGGACGAGTGCATCGCCGGGATGATGGGCGTGTCCAAGCCGACGATCACGAAGAGCCGAAAGCGCCTGGGCATCGAAACGACACCGGGTACCCGCCTGTCGCAAACCGCGCTGAACCGTGAGGAATGGGCGGCATGGGTGGCCGGGGAAGCCCTGCGGATGCCGGGAGATGACGAGGGCCAGGAGCCCGAACCGCCTACCCCCGACGAGCCGCACGCCCCAGAGACACCGGACGACCGGCAGGAGACCGCGCCGGAGACCTGGCCGCGCGTAACGGGTGGGCACTTCTCCGCCTCCGGCCCGGCAGGCGCGACGGCGGAAATGCTGGCGCACCTGTTTACCGGCGACCCGCGCGAGGTGAAGTTCACCCTCTCGTTTGAGTACACGGAGACGGCGCGATGAGGCGCGCGGCTGCCAAACGGCGGACGGCGCTGGTGCTTTTGCTCTGGGCGCTCGTAGTCGTGCTCTGGATCCGGCACATGCTGCCCGCGACGACCGCTGACACTGGCCCGGCCACAACGGCCGCGGCGATCGTCCCGGTCACTCAGACGGCGGAGGCTCCGGCAACCACACCGGAGCCAGAGCCGACCCCCGCGCTGCCAGAGGCCGATGCGGTCTACCTGGCGCAATGCATGTGGGGCGAGGCGCGCGGGATCCAGAGCCAAACGGAGAAGGCTGCGGTGGCCTGGTGCGTACTCAACCGCGTCGACCACCCCGGCTTTCCGGGCACGGTCTATGGCGTGCTCTCCGCACCCAATCAGTTCATCGGCTTTTCCGAGAGCCACCCGGTCGATCCTGAGCTGCTCGCACTGGCGCAGGACGTGCTGACCCGGTGGCGCGCCGAACAGACCGGCGGCGGTGAGGTGGGTCGGGTGCTGCCGAAAGACTACCTGTGGTTCTCCGCCGACGGGCACGGGCACAACGCATTCCGGAATACGTTCCGGCACAGCGCAGCCTGGCGGTGGACGGCGGAGAGCCCCTACACCACTTGAATACGAAAGGAGATCACACAATGCACAATCCCTTTGGAGACAGATCCGCCGCGGAGGTTTGGGATCTGATAAAAGAATGGCTCTGGCGCCTGTTTGCCCCGAGAGCCTATGCCGACCTGTGGCACCGCTACCAGTACCTGCGCCGGGCGATGGACGAGCGCGACGAGGAGTATGAAACCGACCTCAACGACGCCGACCTGCGCATCAAGGAGCTGGAGGCCCGCTGCGCCGCACTGGAGGCGCTGGAGGTCACAGGCAACGCATGAAATACGAACCGAGACGGCACCAGCGGATCGCAGAGGACTTCTGCATGACGCACAGTCACGCCGGGCTCCTGCTGGACATGGGGCTCGGCAAGACGGTTGTAACGCTGACGGTGCTGCACCGGCTGCTGTACGAGCAGTTCGCCCTGAACAAGGCGCTGGTGATTGCCCCGAAGCGCGTGGCCGAGGACACCTGGAGCCGCGAGGCGGAAAAGTGGGATCACCTGGCCGACCTGCGCGTGGTGAAGGTGCTCGGAACGGCAAAGCAGCGAGAGTCCGCGCTCAGGCAGGACGGCGACGTGTATGTCATCAACCGGGAGAACGTCGTGTGGCTGGTCGAAACCCTCGGCAGCCACTGGCCGTTCGACGGGATCGTGATCGACGAGCTGTCGAGCTTTAAGTCCTCACGCTCCAAGCGATGGCGCGCGCTGCGGCGCGTGGTCGGGTCGGCGAACTATGTCTACGGCCTGACCGGCACACCGGCGCCCGGCGGTTACATTGACCTGTGGCCGGAGATGTACCTGCTCGACCGGGGACAGCGCCTCGGCCGGACGCTGGGGGAGTACCGCAACACGTACTTCAACCCCGGCGCACACAAGGGGCACATCGTCTACGAGTGGCGGCTCAAGCGCGGCGCCAAGGAGCGCATCGACGCCAAGCTCGCAGACCTGTGCCTGTCCATGAGCAAGGAGGACTGGCTGGATCTGCCCGAGCGCACCTACAACACGATCCTGGTGACGCTCTCGGCCGCGGCGCGCAAGCTGTACGACCAGTTCCAGCGCGAGAAGATCCTGCCGCTGCTGCGGCAAGCCGACGGCCTGCACCTGGCCGAGAGCGAGGACGCCGAGGCCTATGACTCCGCAGTCATCGGCGATATGGCGGCCCAGGTCTCCGGCAAACTGCTCCAGATGGCGAACGGCGCCGTGTATGACGACAGCGGCGAGGTGTTTCACATCCATGACGCCAAGCTGGAGGCCCTTGAGGAGCTGGCCGACACGAACCCGGGGCAGCCGCTGCTCGTCTTCTACACCTACAAGCACGACCTGAGCCGCATCCGGGAGCGTTTTCCCGGGGCGGTACAGATCAAGGACAGCGAGACGATCCGCGACTGGAACGACGGCCGCATCCCCATGCTGCTGTGCCACCCCGCCAGCGCCGGGCACGGGCTGAACCTGCAAACCGGCGGCCACATCATCGTATGGTTCGGGCTGCCGTGGTCGTTGGAATTATACCAGCAGGCGAACGACCGCCTGCACCGCATGGGGCAGACACAGGGCGTGATCGTGCACCACCTGGTCGCGCAGGGTACCCTGGACGAGCGCGTCATGTCGGTGCTGGCCGGGAAACAGGCGACGCAGAAGAGCCTGCTCGACGCCCTGAAATCTTATGTTGAGGAGGAACTGTCATGAACAACACATCGGGCATGACCATGACCACGGCCGAGCGGCCGTATATCATCGCCGTAGACTTTGACGGCTGTCTGTGCGATAGCTGCTGGCCGGAGCTGGGAGAGCCGATCCCGGAGGTGCTGGCCGAGATCAAGCGGCGGCAGGCTGCGGGGTGCAAGATCATCCTATGGACGTGCCGCTGCGGCGAGATGCTGGCGGCCGCCGTGGACTGGTGCGCGGCGCACGGGCTGCACTTCGACGCCGTAAACGACAACCTGCCGGAGGTGCAGGCCGCCTACGACGCCAACCCGCGCAAGATCACGGCGAACGAATACTGGGACGACCGAGCGATTCGCCGCGGCCGCCAAACGGGTGAGCCCGCATGAACCGGGACGACTACCCGAACCTGCGCGGATTCCTCGGCAGCGTTCGGCACGCACGGCTGGAGCAGGAGCGCCTGGCCGTGCGCGTGGCAGAGCTGGAGGCGCAGTGTACCCGGCTGACGGCACAGCTACGCGCCGCGCCGGGCGGCGGCAGCAGCGACGCCCAGATGCAGTGGGCGGTGCTGGCGGATGAACGCCGCCGCCTGACCGAGCAGATGCGCCGGGCCCAGGCGCAGGAACGCACCGTGCAGTCCTTCATCGACCGGGTGCGGCCGGAGCTGTACCGGGACATCCTGACGCTGCGCTACATCGACCTGCGGAGCTGGCCGGAGACGGCGGCGCTCTTATCCCGGGCGGGTGGCCCGCAATCCGAACGACATATTCAGCGCCTGCACGGCGCGGCACTGCAAGCGGCGCAGCGCCTGTGGGACGCAGAGACCTGAAAGGAGATAGAAAGCCATGAACCCTGTACCGAACTTTACCCTCCGGCGCGAACCGGACGGCTATGTACTGCACACCGAAGACGGCATGGAGGGCCACTACCCGACACTGGGCGCGGCGCTCGACAGCCTGAAAGCCCAGGGCGGCACCACGCCCGCCACCACGAGAGAGCGGGTGCTCTCGGCCGCGCGTGCCTGCGTATGCGGCGACCGCGAACAGGACTATGGCTCGCCGGAGAATAACTTCCGAACGATCGCGGGCCTCTGGAACAGCTACCTCTACGGCGCCGGGCTGATGGAAAACCCGAACCCAGACGTGTGGAAGGAGCTGAAACCGAAAGACGTGGCGGCCATGCTGGCGCTGCTGAAGGTGGCCCGCATCGCCGGAAACCACCCGAAGCAGGACAACTGGATCGACCTCGCGGGCTATGCGGCCTGCGGTGCGGAACTGGAGCTGAGCGATGAAATCGGAACTGCTGGGCATTAAGGGGAGCTGGCGCGAGGTGGTGGACGACTGCCGCGCGACCGTAGGCAAGGAGAGCCTCGGCCGAGAGCCGAGCGAGAAGTTTAAGCGCGCTATCCTGATCGCCGAACACAGCCCGATCCGCGACCTCCGCGTGCGCTGGCGCTGGCGCGACATCCCGAGCTGGGTGGCGACGCACTGGTCGCGGCACAAATGGGAGTGCTTCATCCGCACACAGCGCTCTGACCGCACCGGCGTTCCGCGTGGCAAGCTGCCGCAGGAGACCCCCGTGACCTTTACGGGTGAGGCCAATGCGCAGAATCTGATCGACACCTGGCGCAAACGGCTGTGCTATCAGGCGTCACCGGAGACCCGGCAGTACGCCGAGGATTTCAAGGCAACCCTGCATGAGACCGAGCCGGAGCTGAGCGACGTGCTCGTCCCAAACTGTGTATACCGTGGCGGCTGTCCGGAGCTGGAGTCCTGCGGGTTCTGGGAGCGTCTCGGCCTGTCTGGTGAGACGATCCAAGACCGATACGACCAGTACAATGACCGGTTCTGGGCGCGGGCGGATACGGAGGTGCGCGCATGAGAGGCCTCGGGTTTGAACCTCCGCTGGAGCCGAAGCCTGACCGGCCGCGGCTGTGCCCACTGTGCGGGGAGGAGACAGAGACCGTATACATCGCACGCTGGGGCTACATCATCGGCTGCCCGAGCTGCGTAGAGGAGGTAGACGAATGGCTGGAGTAACCGATGACATCTATATCCACGGCGGACTGCCGCAGAGCCGCTACTGCGGCGGCTGCGGGCACTACCAGCGGCTGTCCGGGAGCGATACGGGCAGTGTCGCCGGGGCGCGGGTGTGCCTATACATCCTCGATATGGGGCACTCCCGCGGCTGCCCGGCG